TTTTCTTTGTATAACTTTATACATGATTAATTATATCAAAAATCGTACCTCATGTCAAGTACTATTTTCGTATGGTATAGATTTTTACAGGTTCAGACTTACCTTTTACAGTCACTTCGTCAAGATAGTCGTAATCATAACCATCAACCAAACTGTACTCAGAAATCACATTGTCTACATCATAATTTTTGCAACTTGATTCTAACCTAGCAGCCAGATTGACACTATCGCCAAGGACGCTGTAATCAAAACGATTACTGCTACCAAAGTTTCCGACGACACATAGCCCCGAGTTGATTCCCGCTCCTGTATTAATCGTATCCAAGCCTTCTTCTCTGAGTCTTTCATTTAATTCCTCCAAAGCACTTCTCATTTCTACAAGTGCTGCTGTTGCATTTTGTTTATGATTTTCATCTGGAAGAGGAGCACCCCAAAATGCCATGATGCAGTCTCCCATGTATTTATCTATTGTACCTCCATGCTTGAGAATTATCTGAGTCTGATTGTCGAGGAATCGATTTATCAGATTAGTAAGTCCTTGTGGATTCTTCTGGTATTTTTCAGAGATGGGGGTAAATCCTCGTATATCCGAAAAAAGAAAAGTGAGTCGTTCTGTCGACCCACCCAATCTCAGTAATGATGGGTCTTCCTGGAGTTTTTTAACCAGGTCGGGACTAACGTACGTGCCAAATTGTTGTTTGATTCGAAGTTTCTGACGATACTCGGATAAGAAACTCAGGAATGTATGAATACTCCAAAACCCAATGCAGATAATTACGATACCGCTAACATCGAACAAGTAGGAAGATTTATATAAATGCCAGGCTCCATATAAACTACCGCCGATAATAAGTCCGAGGGTTGGGATTGAGAGATACACACTCCTTGTGGCAAAGGCGAGAAGTAGTAATCCGAGGAAGGTTCCAAGTATTTCAACTCCTGGTGCCCAAGTTGGTTGGCTAGGAGCAGTCCCAGTAATAAGATTATGTAAAACGTTTGCTTGTATTTCATGTGGGTATTTAGCCCCCGCAGGGGTCGGCACAGGATTTGTTATACCCTCTGCAGTCGTGCCGAATATAACAAAGGGAGCATCTATAGGGTTTTCTAAAAACTCCAATCCTGTTTGTTTGTAAAATTTAGTATTCCAGTTCAAAAAGATACGACCATTCGCATCTGTATTCATTAATGGGTAGTTTGGTATTCTAACCCAAGAAACGCCTTCTTTTGTTGTTTTTAACTGGTACGACGGGTCTGACACGGCGACTCTTAAGAGTTCTAGTGCGAAGCTTGGGTAAAGTTTTGACTCTACGCTTGCGACTAGGGGAATACGACGAGTAACCCCGTCTAGTTCCGGTGTAGCGGTTACTAGTCCGAGTCCCCTTGCGCTTGACTCCAGCGTAGACGCGGTAGGTAAAATTCCTGGGTATTGATATAGCCATGGTGTTGGGTCTTCTCCTATCTGGGCAGTTCCTACATGAGGATTAATCCCAGTAACTTGTGTCGATGCTGCTGAAGCAAGGACTGTTGCTTGGTATTCCATTCTCATGGCAAAGTATTTATCATAGTCTTTGCCACGAATGTCAGGGTTTGGCATCAGTACTGTAAATCCCGCTATGGCATTTGTAGTTGTTATCAAATCTCCATAGAGAGACCTTGGTAGTGGCCAACCCCCGTAAGTCTTAAGTAAATCTTCATCAAGGTCTACAATAAGAATGTTTTCGTTCTGTACTGGTTCAGTATTCATAATTAAGTAGTCGTAACCAATTAGTTCGACTCTTTGCATGATACCAGGATTCCATATTAGCAATCCCATAAATAGTACTATTGTGATAATTTTATTTAACAATTTATATTTCTTCCTGTAATGTCATAGTTAGCAGATTGTTTGCAAGTTGTTTTATATAAGTATAAGTTTCTTACTATTACTCCTGCAAGCAACCAGTTTACTAATACCATTTGCCCCTCCTCTAAATTAGCTGCAGCAAAAGGGGCTGTAACAGATTTGTGTATTAAAAATTCTGCAGCAGTAGGCTTTTCCGGCAATAGAAAGTTAGCTTCCTTTATATTCGGATGATTGTTAGTCATATGATATGAAGTTGTCATATCAATAAAATTAAGAATGTAATAAGTTCTTAATGTTCTTTTACTTGGTTCATTCTTTATTTGTACAAATCTAGCACGCTTATTTATTGCTTCTTGTATTCGTAAAGAATCTTGTTCTATCTGTTCGTAGTTAAATGGAATCTCAGGTAGTGTTAAATCTAACTTAGCCGCTTGATTGCTTGATGCTAATAGTGACATCGGCACCATTGCCAATGACAACATTGTAACTTTTACCATCTTGTTCCAATATGATGTTATATCCAGTTTGTCCATTTATGTCTAATCTCACACTTTGATTTACTTCTCGAATCAGAGTAAAGAACTCTGCATCTCCAAAAGTTGTTATCTGTGTGCTTGCATCTTGTCCGAATGTAGTACCTTTTAAATCTACAGGCGCTACTCCGACTGAAGCCAGTTCATTATTATCAAGTTCATCTACTTGTTCTATTATTTCAAGTAAATCTTCTAAGAAGTTTGTTCCTAGATAATCTATGTCTAGTTCTACAAATTCATCTTCGTATTCTAATAAGTCTACATCGAGCCCGTCGTAAGCGAGGTAGTCGATATCAAGAATATTAGTACTAGAGCTGTCACTTCCAGACGATCCCTCAGTTTGTTGTAATTCTTCATTTTTCTTTGGTGGTGATACAATCAAAAGATTGTCTATCAGATCTAGTGTTAGGTCGAGGATAACAGGTTTAGTAGGACTCTGTTCCCATACAGTCGTAACAGTAGATTGATACGGTTTATTTAATATTACCTGTCCTAAAGCGGTTGCTACTACAATCTCGCCAGAGGGCAGTCCGTTTGCATCTGGTAAGAGTATCACCAATGACTTACCGAACTCATCAACGGTAACAGTAAAATCTGTTCCTCGAATTGCGATTTGTGCTGTTGGTGTACTGATGTTGATATTCTGTTTGTTTATCTGTCCTATCTTACCAGTGATAAATCGAGCAGTACCACTTGCAAATTGCATTGTCATCTTTGACTTATTTGGATTAGGGTCAAAGATTACTTCGTCTATAACAAGTTTGCTATGCTCTGTGAGTCGAACTTGACTATCATCTATGAATGTGATTCCGAGTCGCCCATTAGCTGTTCGTACATCATCCATTTGTTGAATGTCTTGTTCTAAAGTTGCAGGGAAGGTGTCATCACGAATGACGGCACCTTGCCCGCGTAGTTCTGTAATGCTTCCTATATCAGCAGCTAGTGGATGTACCACCATCAGACTGAATAACACAGATGTTACTGTTTGACGCATCACTTTCTATTTTTAACCAATCAAGTGCGAGTGTTGATTTTTGTTGTATCTCAATAGTATTTGTACTACCATTTAAGTCTAAGTAAAAATAACCTGCATCACTTGATGAGTCTCCGTAACCACTTTTGGTTAGTTCCATTGTATTACTATCCCCTAGGATGTCTATATACGAAGTATAATAGTCGGAGTCTATATCGAATGTTAAATCGTTACTGTCTCCATCTAGTATTAAATCTAAGTCTAAATAACTTGCTCCTGCATCCTCACCGATATCCCAATCAAAAACGTTTGAGCTACCTGTGACATCTACATTGATGTTTGCAAAGTCAACTGTATTTAGTCCTGTAGTATCCATAGAAAACTCGAATGTATTTGAATCTCCATCAAATTCGAAGAAACCAGTAAAGTTTTCACCTATTATACCGTCAGTTAGAAATTTATTTGAAGAACCAATCTGGTTAATATCTAATGCCCATGTGCCACCGTTTAAGATAGCTTTTGTCATAGTGCCGCTTACTGCATCGTCACCACCAATAAGGTTGTTTGATCCAAGTTGCTCTATGTCAATTGCGACATTGTTTCCAGTCTGGTCTATGTAAATTTCGTTGTCTGCATATAAACCAAAGGATAATAATAAGAGTAATATTCTCATTACTTCTCTCCCCAGTACTTCCAGTACCCTTTCTCTTTGCCGTCTTTTATCATTTGAACTACTGCAGTTTCAAGCGCTGCTTGTATTGCAATAGATTTACTTTCATTCATTGCAGTACCGCTTTCAAACTCTACGAGCTTTGTGCCTTCTGCTATAAACCTAAAGAAATCATTTGATACTCCGACAGAGAGTATTTTCTTTGACGTAAGGATTTCCATTAAGATCTCTCCTGTACTCACAGAAACTAGTCTTAATGAGACCACTACGGTGTCCTCACGATATTGCTTGGAGTTACCAATGCCTAAATATCTAGCACCTATACCTCCTGTTAATAGATTAGTGTTATAATCCACTATACCCCCTTCAATGATTAATCCAGCGAACAGTAGTGGAAGTTGCTCGTCTTCATCATTAAAACTTTGTCTAGTCTGTCTTATAAGTTGTCTTTCTCTTGTTAGATGGTCTAGACCACCTCTTTCCACAACCTTGAAAAAGCCAGACTGTTTGAGTGCCCTTATGAGGTATGTTTCGGGAGCCATAGTAACAGCAGTGCTGAAACTAGCAATACCATCGACACTCTTTCTTTGTCCTGTTGAATCTGTAAATTTATATACGGCCACCACAGGATATCGTGATGGTTGTGGAACATTTTGAATTGCATCTGTAACGGGTTCATTGATGATAGCATCCCCAGAAAAGCATTGCGCTTTTCCGATAATAGTTACTACATCTTTGTAGTCGCCGTCTGGGTTTGTTACGCAAGGAGACACATAACTATAATGTGTCCAGTTTGCGCAACTAGAAACCAAAATCGCCGATAGGAATAGTAATAGTGGTTGTCTCACCTGTGCTCTCATTAAATATGGTCATTGTAATTGAAACACCATCTGAAGTCCATGTAATGAGATTATCAAATAGTTGGAATGACCCTTCCGTTGCAGGATTCTCTCCGAATAACTGGTCTACCAGCTGTCGAGATAACTGTGCGTATACTCTACTCTCAAAGTTCTTTATAAATCTAGCGAGAGTGCTATTCGCTTCCTCTCTTTCCGCTGCTTCTTTGAGTGCTTTAATTTCTGCTTTAATTGCGTCTTTTCTTGACATCTCTTGTGAGTCAATGGTTAAGTAGTGTGAAGATGTACCTACACCACTAAAAGAAGGATTCTTGAATCCAAATTTAATTTCATCAGCTTGAAGAGATGTTCCCATGGCTACTATACAAAGAACTATTAAAGCTCCTACTACGCCATTTGCAACTCTATCATCTGTCATCTTTCTTTTTTGCATTTTCTTTCATTTGTAAAACTGTATCCAGTTTCTTTTGCAAGCGAATCATATCATTGTCCATAAGTCTAATCTGGTCGATTAACTTAAGAACAGTCATTTTCATTTCTTCGGTTGCTGGGTCAATCTTCTCCGTAATTGTAGTCCAAACAAAATAAACGAAATATCCGAGTCCTAGCATAGCTAGTATCGGGAATCCAAACATTTGTATAATTTCTGCGATGTCTTCCATTAATCTCTTCTAGCGTCTATAGTGCCGTCCTCTACAAAGTTTTCTGCTCTTGATATTCTATCTAAATCAGGTGCAAGCTCAAGTGCAGAACTAACGCTTACATCTATTCGTATCATGTCGTTATTCATAACTTTTATACGAGTAATCAACATTTTACAAATTCCTTTTAATTCTTCAGTATCTCCTACGACATCTTCCATAATTTTTCGTATGATGATAAATATAAAACCACCCATAAATACCGCTGCCGCGATTGGTGCTCCTACATCACTAATAAAATTAAATATTGTATATTCTTCCATTAAAACCCTACGCTTTCGCCACAACCACATGAGTAAGTAGCATTTGGATTTATGAATCTAAATTCTTCATTAAGTCCTTCAATTACATAATCCAATGTCATTCCTCGTAAGTATGGCGCAGATTGTTTATCTAGTACTAAACTTATTTGTCCGTAATCAATAGTAACATCTCCTGGCTCAAGAGACCTACAATAATCGAAAAGATACTTATAGCCCCCACAACCACCACCAACAAGAGCAACTCGGAAAGCACTGCAGCTCTCCTTTTCCGCTCTTTGATGGAGTCGAGAATACGCTTCATTAGTTAACTCTATTATACTTTTGTTTTCTTGGTATAACTTTGGTTCTATCTGTATGACGCTGAGTTTTTCCATGATTCGGTGTTATTTTTCTACCAAAGATTTTATCCCAGTTATCTTCAAACTGCTCTTGACTTATTAGCTTTGGTCTTCTTTTGCTTCCTTTTCCCATTTTCCATTGCATTCCATACTCTATGGATTCTTCCTGCTTTCATTAATTTGTTGATTTGTTTAAACATTTTTCTTCCCAGTTAGCGATAGCTTTCTTTATGCTATCCTCTGCTAGAACTGAGCAGTGAAGTTTAATTGGTGGTAAATCTAATGCTTTTGCTATATCCTTATCCTTTATGAGTTTTGCCTCTTCTATAGTCCTGCCTTTCAACATTTCTACAAACATTGTGGATGACGCGATAGCGCTCCCACATCCGTAAGTTTTAAACTTAACATCTATTATTCTACTGTCCTCGTCAAGTTTGAGTTGGAGTTTCATTACATCTCCACACGCTGGTGCTCCTGTCATTCCAGTAGCTACAGCGGGGTCATTAGGGTCAAAGCGTCCTACACTAAATTGCTTAGGACTATTTAGTACTTCTTCAAACCTTCTGACTACTTCTTTACTATAGGGCATTTTTTATTCCGAAGACATAGTTCTCCGCTGCATTTTCTGCATAGATTTCACTATGTCCTTTATAAAGTTCGGTTTTGATATGTTCTCCGTACTTGTCAAACATCTTTATACCGAATACTCCATTTTTTACAATTACATCCGCTCTAAGCGGTTCATTAACATAGGTGGATATTACTTCCATACCTTCCTCCTCTAATAGTCTCATATAAGCGTACATTACTTATTGAGTAGTTTTTCCATAAGTTTACCATAATTCCCTTGTCCGAATGGTAACTCGCTGTTAATCTGCACATTAGTTTGGTTTTTAATATTAGAGGCTTTTGCCTTTTCTAACTCTGCCATAGCCTTGATTTCATCCATACGCATCTTGTGTGCCATTTGTATCAAGTCCGCTAGGTCTTTGTTAGTATAAATCTGACTTTCATCTGCTTCTTCTAGCTTTTTATCAATTAAGTCGTCCAGAGTATTTGCTAGTTTAAATCTATTTCTGTAACCTGTGTCTAAATATACTTGGTCTATGTATTGTTTGATTTCTCTTTTACCTAAGTATTCTTGTATGGTGTTTTCATCTACACCTAATTTAATGCATACAGCTTGGGCGTTCCCCAGCTCTAAGTAGGCATTTGCGATTTCTAATCCCTCTGGACTCATTTTGGTTACAATTTCATTCTTCATATTTGAATTATATCAAATTTTCATCCTCGTGTCAAGAAGTATTTATGGGAGCATCATCATGATGCATACGACGCGTCTTTTTATGAGTTCGCGAATTTTTCAAAAGTTGTACGCGTGGGGGTGTCAGAGCTGACGGCAGTTGACTAGTCAACTAACCGCCCTACCCTATAAGAGTATAATTAAACTAACTAGAGGTATCACTATCCAAATGATGATGTCAGTAACTAGCGAATATCTAAAATATAATTTCTTAGCAAATTCTGTCGCTACTGTTTCGATACCCTTCTCAAATTCTACTCCTTGTTCCTCTAAGATACTGCAAGCATTTTCAAATGCCTTAACATCTTCAAGGTTAGCAGGATTGAATTTGGTTTTAATAGTTAATTGTTTTTGAAATAATTTACTTACCATATTTTTCAACTCCTTTTTTTACAAATAATGCTTGCTCCCAAATATCCGCATCCTTCCAATAATAATCCTTCTTGATGCTCTGAGACTCAAAGAGAAGCCACCCAGCAAGCTCTTTTTTTGAAGAGATGCTAAAACAATCATCAACCAAATAGCCGTCCTCACAGGCGCTTAGAAACGCCCACACGTCATTTATAAGGCAGATGTCGGTTTTTTCAAATTCCATAATATTTACTCCTTTTTTCTTAATCATGGGTATATTATACAGGATTGGCTGAGCCATGCAATGTTAGTAAGCACTTACTTTTTTGTAAATGATAATCATTCGCATTTAGCATTTTCACCTCTACATTGACCGACCTCTGACAATAAATATGCCATAGGACGCACAGAGACGCTCTGTATGAAGCGCTTATAACCACCCTCAATGTATAGTTGGCGCCGATTTTAGAACGCTCACACGCCCTCTCAGAGAGCGTGTTAGCATATGCCTAGACTAGAATAATTCTAATTGTCTTTCTTGCAATCTTCCGAATGGACTTTCCCATAATCCGATTATCATGCAACGATTATCAAATCTTTTCTTTTGTTCTTCAACAATAGATTCAGCAATCTCTTTTGCTTGTTCATCAGATTCAGCCCAAACATTCAGACTCAATTCAACTCTATATCTTTCTTCATTTTTCATAATTCTATTTTACTCCTTTTCCCTTTTCGATTCAACCAACCTAGATAAAATCGATCGTGGTTTAAAATTACTTACAGTAATTTTAAACCATGCACGAAGTTTTTGCAACTTTTGTGAACACTTTTTTTGAGAATTTTCTTACACGAATTTGAACAAAAATTCAAGCAATTTCTGTGAATTCTTTGCAACAATTTTTTCGCAACATTTCGCAAATGTTTTGCAAAACATTCAATAAATGTTTATACTTATATTTCATATTTAATTTTATAGGAGAAAAAATATGGAATTTATATTTAATCCGATAATGGCAATGCTTTCATTATTCGCAATGGTTATGGTCATTGCATATTTGGGGGCGAGATAATGCACGATAGATTATATATGCACTTATTGAAAGCTAAACACCAAGCTGAAAGGGATAGACTAGCCGAAAAGCAAAAACTAGACCTCTTTAGAAAAGCTAACAGAAATGTTAAACTAACTAAACAACTTGGGGCTGAATATAAAGCGTTTGAAAAACGAATAAATGCTTATAATGGTTTAATTCGTTCTCTCAAACAAAAACTAAGAAATGGATAGGTTTTCATTTCGTGGGTTTAAGGGGCAATACCTTTTCAAAATTGCCCCAATATTTAGGAATATTTAATATGGCTAAAGATGAAAATAAAAAAGCGTTTTCAAGAAAATCTTTTGTTAATGATGTTAATGAATATATTTCAAATGGCTCAACTAAGTTTGAATCTTGCGAGAGAGGAACAGCCAAGGTTGACCAAATGAAAATTATTCTTGACCTAGCAAAATATTATTTTGAAAAAGAGGGGCGAAAGTATGACCAAAAATAATCATACTGTTGCTTGTGTCATAGACACAGAAACCTCTTGGAAAAATGGGAATCCCCGATATGTTTATCATTTCGGGGCGACCTTTGGCGACCTTGAACAGTCTGATTCTTTCGAGGTTTTTACTATGGATTATTATCCAAAAGAGGTAATTCGAGAATTGAAATATTTTCTTCATCAAGAAAAGATTGAGGGAAAATTCAAGGATAAGCAAGGTTATACCTATAACAAGTCTATGGAGAGGGCGTTGCAAGACGCTATTGATAATCCTCATAAGGTTAAACCTTGGAAAGATATAATGTTAGAATTCAACACAATGTGCAAAACAATGGGCGTTGATTATTTGGCTAGTTATAATTTTCAATTTGACATTGGAACATCATCAGAAAAAGGGGGAGTAATTAGACACACTCATTCTCAATTAACAGATGATGTTTGGTATATGCCAAGAAATGTTGATATTCTATGTATCATGGATATTGCTAGTTCTTTATATATGAATCGAGATTATCAAAATTATGTTGATAACCTTGATGATGATTTAAAAGAGCAAGTAATGACCGAGGGGGGAAATTACTCTTATTCGGCTGAATGTGTCCAACGATACAGAACAAAAGATTTTTCCTATGTTGAATCTCATACAGCATTGAGAGATAGTAAACTTGAATTTGGTTTACTCTCATTGTTTTGGGGTAAATGGAAAAATATAATTAAAAAAGAATATGTTAATTATATTAAACCTGTTCATAACTCTTATATTAAAAGAGGATTGACAGCTAAAGATAAAAGACAGATTCGATTAGGTAATAAAGAGGTATTGAAAAAATATCCAACTCAAAAAGAATTGAAACTAATAGGGGGTAAAAATGGTTAAACAATTAGAGTTAGAATTTAAACCTGATTCCGAGATAATCAGAAAACTGAAAAAAGAAATTCCTGATTTCAAAAGGCATGGATTTCAGTCAGATGAAGATTGGAAAAAGGCGAAAGCAGAAGATAGAGCATGGCGACACATGGAACAGATGAATAAAATCCAAATGAAAAAGGGGTTGAAAGATGTTTAAATCGGATCAAAATTATCTTCGTGATGTTCACTATCAAAAAAGAAAAGATATTAATAATGTTGTTTTTACTCTTTCAACATTTTTGATAGCGTTGGGGATTCAAGGGCTATTGCCCTTGCCCCCTCTTTATGCTTGGTTTATGGTTTTTTCTGGAAACCTTGCTATCTATTGGGTTGCATGGAATGAGAACAAGAGAAAATTAATGTTTCTTACTATTGTTATGTTCTTCGCACAAGCAACAAATTTGCTTAATCAATGGGGGGCGATATGAAACAGAAAACTGAATTTTGTCCTAGACTATGGAACATGAATCCGAAAATTATGATTTATGACCTAGATGGCACAATAATAGATTCTAGCCATAGAGCAAGGCATGATGAAAATGGAAACTTAGACCTTGAACATTGGAAAGCTAACAATACTAAGGAAAACATTTTTAAAGATGATTTGTTGCCTATGTATAAGCAATTAGAAATGGACTACAAGCAAGGGCATATCATTATCTTATGCACAGCTAGAGAGCTTGGCAAATGGGATTGGGAGTATATTCATTCAATGGGTATTTACTATGATTATGTTAAGTCTAGGAAGATTGGCGAAACAACTGTTGATTGGAAATTAAAAAAGAGGTTATTGAATCCCTTTTTTAATCTTAAACCATTCAAGCATTTAGAAAAATTTTTCTATGATGATAACCAATTAAATCTTGGGGCAATTCAAGATATGGGGGGCATATCCATTAACGCTAAAGAATGGAATGACCGATTTTTTTAGAGGGGAGTATGCGAAAAGAAAGGGGGCAATTTGCCCCCTTTTTTTTTGTCCTTGTCAAGAAACTTGACACACCTTTAAACTTAAACATAGTTTAAGTTTAAAGGTGCGTTTGAGTTTTGTCAAGTCTTTTCGAAAAAATAATTAAAAAAATATTTTAACTTTTTTTCATTTTTTTCTTGACTTTTTGGGCAACATCACCGATAATATATTTATTGATTGAGAGGGAAACAGCGATAACGAACTCGCACTAACCGACCTCTAGGGGAAGGGATAACGAACTCGCACTAAGCTACCCCTCACAGTCATAGCTAGAAGTCTCGACCTCTAGCAAGGTGGAAGAAAACTCATACTGAGATTATATCAAAGATTGCTGGATTCTTCCACCACTTTTTTTTCGTCAATTAATTTTGAGGGACACCCCCTGCGTGATATAAAATTACAGCGATTTACAGCGCGCCCCTGCGCCAGAGTGGAAAAGTGATGAGTGTTAAAGTGATGCGTCTGCGCCAGAGTGGAAAAGTGAAGCAAGTGCAAAGTCTACCTGGGCGAAGCCGACTTATCCACAGGTTATCCACAAGTCTCGTGGGTATCCCGCCCGCCACCCTAGTATTGTAGCACGCTTTTTCACATTTGTCAAGAGGTTTTTTAAAATTTTTTAACAAAAAAACCCGACATTTGTCCGTTCCTCTAGGACATCTGTCGGGTTGGCGACCACCTGCTCCGTGCCAATAGGAACAGATGATTAGTTTTGAGGAACAAAGTAACTTACACTTCGGAAACTATTAACAACTGTCGACTAAAGAGAGAGTAATTTGACGATTGTTTCTTTGTTTGCTCTTTCTAAGGAGTCAAAGAAACCTTTGTCCTTTTTGAATTTTACTTCTACTTCACGAACTAATGTTGCTTTTGTTTTTTCAACTTTCTTTTCGTTTTTCATGCTATCTATTATAATGATTTTTCAAGCATTGTCAATAGGAAAAGCAAATTATTTTAAAAATATTTATCCACAAGTTATCCACAGGCAAATCGCGCCGATTATATCACAATCTTTTGCGGGTGTCAAGCGTTTTTTTAATTTTTTATCACTATTTCACTTTATTAAGTCTTGCCTGCGCTGTATTCCATTATTAGCCACATCGTTTCCCCAATATTCGCCTAACCCCGCTAAAACAGCGGTTTTATAGGTCGAATCGTTTGCGCGAACCGCGCCAGAGTGCAAAAGTGATGAGTGCTAAAGTGATGCGTGAGTGCTAAAACGAAGTGTCAAAGTGATGCACTAGTCTATAATTAGGTTAATTATAGTATAACACGCTTTTGCGGGGTTGTCAACAATTAATGCAAGTTTTTTGCGTTTTTTGGAAGTTTTGCGAAGCACCCGAACAGGTTTCGCGTCCCGCCCCCCGAATTAAACTGTGGTTTTTTATAAATACTTCGCATTTTTTGTTGACAATGAGTATAAAAGCGAGTATAATATATACATATTTAGGAGAACGACATGACACAACTACAACAAGCACAAATCAAACTCAATCAAATCGTTGAGCATGACTTTGGCAGAGTTGCTGTAATACTAGAAGGTCGTGATACAGCAGGTAAAACAGGGACAATCCGTGAACTTACCCACTATTTGCCGACAAGTAAATACAGCGTGTCATTCAGTTCTAAACCGACAGAAGTAGAAATGGCGAACTGGTTGGAAAGTTGGGAACATAAGTTGCCAAGTGATAATCAAATCGTATTCTTCGACAGAAGTTGGTATTCAAGAGCAATGGTTCAATACCTCAATGGTTGGTGCACAGAGTATCAATACAATGAGTTCATGGACAATGTGCTAGAATGGGAAAGCAGACAGTCTGGTGTAAAGTTTATCAAATGCTGGTTGTCAATTTCCGAAGAAGAACAGGAGTATCGCATCGACAAAAGACAGAGTTCACCACTAACAAAGTGGAAGTTCTCACCCAACGATGCGATAGCACTGTCAAAATATGACCAGATGACAATTCTTAAGGAGAGAGTGTTCACTACACTTGGAGAATGGCATAGCATTGACTACAATGTGAAAGCAGAAGGTCGTCTTGCTTTGATTAACAAAGTAGTAGAAAATCTAAAATAAATCAAAGTTTTTCTTGACTATCCTCGACAAAGCGTATATAATATATGTATATTGAATGAGGAGAGAACAGATGAAAAAATCAAAGCAAAAAAATAAATCAAAGTTTTTCAAGAAAGTTCTTGACAAAACAAGACAAATTGGATATAATATTATTTTAATCGGGAGAAAAAACAAAATGGCAAACGCTAAAAATTATACAGACGAAATGGTTGCTCAAATGACTGAGCAATACACAGCAAACCCTACTAGGGAAACAGTAGATGAACTTGCTAGAGAACTTGGCAAAACTACAAGAAGTATCATTGCTAAACTTTCAAGAGAAGGCGTTTACAAGGCACAACCAAGAACTACTAAAACTGGCGAACCAGTTGTAGCAAAGGCAGAACTTGTAGCAACTATCTCAGAACACTTTGGAATTGAACTTCCAACACTTGTCAAAGCAGGTAAGCAAGACCTACAAAGATTAGTTGACGCAATCTCACAATAAGTGTCAAGGAGTGATTACCCTAAGTAATCCACTTTTAAACTGGGGAAGTGTCTATGGAAGCATACCCGTTGGGGTGGTGGTAGGTTCGACTCCTACACCCAGTTTAAAAGTGAGTTAAGTAGAAAATAAATCACATTTTCTATTGACAACTGGTCTTGAAGTATGTATAATATACATATATTTGAGAAAAGAGAGAAGGGGTCGAGATAACAGACCAATTTGATGGTAGCAACTCGACCCCACCTTTCAAGAAATAAATCAAAATTTTTCTTGACAAAAGGTTAAAAAGCGGATATAATATACTTATATTCTGAAAAGAAACAAATAAAGCAAACCAAGTGCGTAATGTTTTACCACGACAAAGGATTGCTACTTCGTGAGGCATCACATAAAAAATGCCTGATGCTCAAAACATATTGAGAGGTGCAGTAACAGAGAGATAATATGCGTAGTTTTGATAGTCGTATGCAGACATATTTTGCGAACATAAAAGGGAGTGCATATTCGATTGACTGGTCGGTAAAGAAGTAAGGATTCTACTCTTATCAGTAATGCCAAACTACATAGGTCAACACCCATGATTGTAGTCCACTGGTGGTAAGTAGCGTAGAGAGAAACCCCTTCAGGAGTGTGTCGGCACTTAAAAACCTTGTGTTAGTGTATATTAGCAAGTGCAAATCCAAAATTACACCGTGATTGACATCAGATACTACGATAATATCAGATAGAGTGAAGAAACCACGCTGACACGAAACAGGGTTTATACACAACAGCATATACTTTAGGTAGAGCGACTGATGTATAAAGAGTGGATACAAGGAGAAAACTCAATGTGGATTGCAACACACTTATTGCAATCAGTATGCTGTCGACTGTGAACGGACAGCACTTAACTCTACGGCGATTCATGGTTTACCTGTCAAAGTAGAAAAACGACACTTCAGTGTGCAAGTGATGTGATTTGGAAGATACCAGTAAGTAGCATTTCGATGTGAACACCCCAAGTCTTCAATCCTCACCCTCAAGTAAATGCGAGCATAGGTGTCATGGGCGAAGGAGTTTATAGAGCCACATCACGAGATTAGAGGAAGCGATGCTTATAATCTAATTGCAGACTGAGTGGCGTATAGAGAACTCCACACTTACTGCGAGGATAGTTGAAAGATTGGTTTGGTGGGCAAGTCCCCCTCCCAGAGTAAACTACTTAGTGGGGCAGTAAGTCTTCAAGTAAAAAACAAACAGTTTTTTGGAGGGAAGTTAATCAACGCTTCCCTCTTTTTTTATCTTCAAAAAGTAGACACACGAAATTTCCTACCTTAATTCAAAATAGTTCTTGACAATCAGTATAAAAGTGAGTATAATATATGTATAAAAAGAAAAAGGAAACCACATTTTCCTAGATTAATGAGTGTGGGGTTCTGATACCGACAATCAGCAGTAGTGGAGGAGGTAGACACTACACTTAGATTAACAATTTTTATTTATAAGGAGGGCATAATGCCAGCAAAGTTTAAACCATCAGAAAAAGTGTATAAGAGAGGTGTTCCTGCAAGTCAACTACCTGTAAGACACTACTATCTCAAGAATACACCAAAGGAAGAATTATTCGCAGAGATTAACAAATCTAATGTGAAACCAAAGCAAAGGCAGAAGTGCCTAAACGAACTCGCAAGACGAGGTATAAAAGTGGTATGGAATACTAAGGAGAGTGCATAATGGCAAAAGCATGGGGAAATAATCATGTGTCGCACAAGAAGAAAACTTCACAAGGCAATGGTCGTGGCACATTTAGTATCAATATGAACAAGAACAAAAAGCGTTCTTACAAGAAATACAGGGGGCAAGGCAAATGACAGTAGCAATTCTATCACAAAAAGACTTTCAGACTTTCAAAAAGAAAGTAGCAATTCTAAGAGGTGCAGGTATTGAATTAGAGTATTCAGTAGCAAAACCTAACCACAAGAAAGTAAAAGTAACAATGCATACACCAATCGATGCAAAGAAATGGGACGAGGTGTGTGGATAATGGACTTAACAGTATTAATTCTAGTGGCAATGTTCTTAATCTATATGTATTTTGACAACAACGACAATAATAAATATGGGTAAGGTCATACAATTCCCTACCATTACAGAGGGGCAGAAAATCAAGGCAGAACTTAAACTTCACGAAGAAGAAATCAAGTTATGCCTTGATGATTTACAACATCTTAACGAACATATAGTCGAGTTGACAGTTGAATATGAAACAATGTTAAATCGACTGTGTGAAATATATAACATCAGTTTGGAGGATTATGATAATTAAAGGCAGTCTAGGATACGACATTCATGGTCGTAAACGCAAACAAGTAGGAAAGCGAAGTAAAAAAGCGAAACCAAATTTTACTAAGCAACAAAGTAAACAATTTAAAAAGAGTGAAGATTATCCAAGTGCACCAGTTGGAGAATATACTGTGCCTGAAGATACTTCATACAAGAAAGACATCAGTAAGCAATACACGGTATCGATTGCTTACAACAAAGGTGCATACCAAGTGATACCAAAAGGAGAAGTGAAAGACATTGGCAAGTAAACATTATAAAGTAGGTATGAAAGCAAATGGTAGCACTATAGTAGCAATTCGATATCCTGAAGGGACTCAACCAAAGTCTAAATTCAATGGTTGTCCTGCTAGGAACTGTGTTCCACACATGGATGTAGAACTTGCTAATGGTAAAGTTATCAGTAGTGAAGTTTTGATACCAGAAAACAAGTTTAAAATCGTAATAGGAGGTGCTAAATGAGTAAAATAAACGAATATGCTATGTTCGTTGACCATTGCACCTCAAACACATCTAAGGATACCTCTAAAATGTGTGAACGATTGGATTATTTAAGAGGTAATTACTCAATGAAAGGTAATGAAGTCCTCGAACAAGAGGTAGATATGGCAAGATTGATGACTGCATTGATAGGAATGATGGCAGAAAGTGGAGAATTTGCTGAAGTTGTAAAGAAAAAGGTATTTCAAGCAGATAGTAAGTTCTCAAACGATGAAATTTTCCATATGAAACGAGAACTCGGTGATGTATTATGGTATTGGGTTCAAGGATGCAAAGCATTAGGTTTTACACCTGATGAAGTAATGGATGAAAACATTAGGAAGCTAGAAAAGCGATATCCTAATGGTTTTGAGGTAATAAGAAGTGAAGTCAGAGAAAAGGGGGATATATAATGGCAAATCATGTGTATTTTAACATCGAAATTGATGGTTTAACTGAAGAACAGCATACATGCTTGTTCAAAAGTGAAGTAGTAAAACGACCACATTGGAACGGCAAGGAAGAAATAGAGTATGAAGAACTCGTAGAGATTCATGAGCAACCTTTCATGTCTAAAGTGGACAGAACATACGACAAAGAGGGTTGGATTGAAGATTCTTATATGTGGTATGTAAATAATTGTGGTGCAAAGTGGGTAAGTGTAGATGAATGGGATTATCCTAGACTACAAGGCTACAGTGCATGGTCAGCACCTATTTCTATGGTAGAAAATCTATTGGAGTATGCAAGTAATAGATTTAATGTTGAACTAAGTGCAATTATGACATATGAAGATGAGTTCAGAAACTTCATAGGTAGAGATAACTTTGAAACTTATAAAGATGATGAGTGGTATTGCTGTCATAGTGAAGAATATATTGATGGTGGCGATTTAAATGCAATGCTAGAAGATAAGTTGAAATGTGACCTATCTAGTGATGACTTTGACTGGTGGGAAGAATACAAAGACACAGGTATAGTTCCACAGGAGTGGCTAGACGAAGTTGTGTATAACTTCTTTGATACAGGAGAATTGAATGGGGAAATTTAGGCAGATACTAAGGAAATGGATTGATAGAATTATAGAAAAGTCATTCCAAAGACAAGCGAACAAAATATTTGCTAAACATTCAGTAGAGTATAGAGATGGAGACAATACATGATGGGACAGTTTAGTGATAAAGTAGAAAAACAACGATTACTTCTAGAAGCAGAAGAATGGGCAAAAGGTGTAAAAGGTATTCATTGTCATAGTTTAAGTTCGATGTGGTATGATACCAGACCTAAAGATACTGAAAATGGTAAGTCCGTTTGTGATAGAATGTTTAATGATGGTTTAGTGGAAAGAACACTAGACAACGGAGCAATAGTATATATCGGTAAGCAATTAACTGGTGAAGAATTAGTTATGGAGTTTGAAAGACACAATGCAGAAAGACGATAGAGAGTTTGAATACTACGACTGGGAGAAGATTCATGGTCGTGAAGAAGCAATACGAATTGCTAGTGAAGAATGGGGTATGTCAGTATACCAAGTAGAAATGTTAGTCAGAAGATGGGAGGATATGCTATGGCTGTAAACTATACACAAGACCAAGTAGAATACATTGTTAATCAATATAGGCTCAACCCTAATAGAGAAACAGTAGAAATGTTAGCAGATGAACTAAACAAAAGTGTAAAATCGATTATAGGTAAGTTAAGTAGGGAAGGAGTATATAAAAAGACTGAATATACTACCAAAACTGGTGAAAAACCGATAACAAAAATACAAATAGTAGAAAATCTAGCTGAAAAATTAGGAATACCTAACGAAGCCCTAGCGGGTTTAGAGAAAGCACCAAAGACTGTGCTAAGGAGATTATATGAGAGTATGTAAGCTAAGCAAGATTGACGAGCTAGTGGAGAAACATGGTAGATACGCCGAAGTCATGGGTTTAATCGAAACCCCAACGGGTGTAAAAGCTAGATTAAGATTTCCTAGTGGACATAGAGAAGTTGTAGCAACACAAAGAATAAGAGTGCTACAGGACGACAATGTTCCTAGGTCTAAAGATGGTTGGTTCTAACTAAGGGAAACTTGTATGAGAGGGGAGTATTTTGCTCCCTTTTTTATTGCTTAAAAAATTTTCGGTTTGCGCAAGTTGTGGTTATTGAGGGTAAGTTTTTAGTAATTTAATTGTTATATTGGAATTTATTAACCCCAGAACGGGGTTGTTTGGTTTCATTGAATGATATTGTTAACACAATTAAGAGTCTATATTTATCATATTAGATGCTCGCCTCGTTCCCGCTTCGCTCCTCTCGGCTCTCAGCATGGATTAGATAAGCGACTCTAATCAGTGATTTGTTTTGGTTAACTATCATAATTTATAGTATTATTTTACCATAACTTTTAGCAGAATGCAAGAACTGTTTTTCATAGGTATATGTGTTGGTGGGTTGTAGTTCGATTTAGATACGAAAAAATATTTTAGTGGATAAATGAGAGTTGTAAAATTTAGTTATGTTGTTCAAGAAAATTTTATCGACCTCCATGTCTCATTATCAATCTTCTTTTTAAATCGAGTTCGTGTTCCTTTTGTTTGTCTAATTTGCGTTTGCGTTTCCTATAGTTATTCGCATCATTTTTAGCAGACGCAGGTTTTTCATAGTATTGTTTCTCTCGGATTCTATCTTTGATTCCTGCTTTCTCGACTTTTCTACGGAATATACGCATAGATTTTTCGAAGGACATTCCTTTACAATTAACTGACGGCATCTTTCCTCCGATTGAAAGTCCATCCTCGCTTTCGCAAGTAGTAAACTTGTGAATGTATTTGTTCTTTTGTTTTGTCTAGTTTGAGTGCAATTTCCTCTGTCGACAAGTCGTTATAATGTCGCTTCAGAAAATCACGCTCTGTATCAGTCCATCTTTTATTCATACATATATTATATTCGAATTTCGGATAAAAGTCAAGAACTATTTTTGGTTAACTATAATTTTTGTCTTGACTTTTGGTGGCAAATTGGTTATAATATTATCTATGAATGAAAATGATATAAGCTATCTAATATTTCTATTCTTTAGTGTTACTGGTGCTTATTATTTTGGAAAACAAACTGGAATAAGAGGCACAATTGACTATTTGGAAGAAGAAGGAATCCTTACCTTCGATGACTCCGAAAAATAGTTCTTGACATAAGGTTAGAAATTTAGTATAATTAGTATGTAAGTGATAGGTTTCACTTGCGTTTTAGTATGTCTACCGAAAGGAGGCATGGAAATTTACTGAAAAGGAATTTTGGAGGAAAATATTATGAGTATTGATTTAAGTAAATTTTGGCTTGGATTGGATATGCCAACGCTCCCAACTTATACGGAGACAAGTTATCCAAGATATAATATAATCGAAAGTAAAGGTAATTATCGTATAGAAATTGCTTTACCAGGCTGGCAAAAAGAAGAGCTGGAGATAATCGCTGATGGTGAGGAACTTCAGTTAAAGGGTAAAAAAGAACACAAACTAGTCGGAGATGAACGCTTTGTTCATCAAGGATTAAGTCTAAAGTCTTTTGAACGAAGATTTATTCTTAATGCTGACTTACAAGTAGATAAAGTAAATCTACAAGACGGATTACTGACAATCACTCTGTCACGAACTCCAAATTCTAAGAGGAAAATCTTGGAGATAAAATAAAATGAAAGCATTAATGATGCAAGTTCGTGATAGTATATGTGAAAATGGAGAGTTTTGTAACACAGTTAGTCAACTCTTTTTGTTAAGTTTTGGTGCTAGTGTAATAGTGCTAAACCTACAGGCATTAACATAAACTGTCAAGTTTTTCGAGGGGTGTTTCTCAAGAGTGAAAACCCCTCACTCTCAAGGAGAATTATGAAAATATCACAGTATGGAATTGACCTAATAAAGCATTTTGAAGGTTGTGAACTAAAGGCGTATAAATGCCCAGCTGGTGTATGGACTATTGGATATGGTCATACAAAGGGTGTGCAAGAAGGAGATGAGTGGAGTGAAGACCACGCAGACCATATGCTATTAGTAGAGTTAGAGGAGTATGAAAACTATGTAAATACATTAGTAGATGTTCCTCTTGGACAGAATCAATTTGATGCTTTAGTTAGTTGGACTTACAATTTAGGTGGAGGCAACTTAAAAGCGTCAACCATGTTAAAAGTACTAAACTCAGGCGATTATGAAGAAGTTCCAAATCAAATCAAGAGATGGAATAAAGCAGGGGGTAAAGTGCTTGAAGGCTTAGTTCGAAGACGACAAGCCGAAGCAGATATGTTCGTGGGAAAGGAATGGAAGTGAAAGAACTTTGGTTGAAAATAAAGTATTATTTCTCGCCAAGATATAAGTTAACTGTTAGTTATAATCACACATGGGGAGACGCTGACGACACAAGTTATATAGTTCGTAAATTTTACAAAAAACAAGATAAATATCTTAGTTTTCTCACAGAGGACAAGGAAGTGGTAGAAATCCGAGGAGCAGAAGGATTGAACTACAGGATTAAACAATTATGAATCAATTTTTTATGGCAATCATTCTAGTATTAGGACTAGGCTCTTGGTATCTGTGGAATGAAAACCAAACACTAAAAGCAAACAATATTAAATTAGAAGGTGCAGTACAAATGCAAGAAGAAACAATCAGCACCTTGCAAACCGATTTTGCAAATCAAACAAAAGCATTAAACAATTTACAAAGTAAGAATAACGAGATAGAGTTAGAAATGAATCGTTATTTAGATATATTTAAAAGACACAACTTGACTAAGTTAGCAGCAGCAAAGCCTGGACTAATAGAGCCAAGAGTGAACAAGGCAACCAAAGAGGTATTTGATGGAATTGAACAAGATAGCCGTGACATCGATGCTGCTGATGATGACCTCATCGTGCAGCCTGTTACCAACGAAGACATTAGAGGTTAGTGCCAAGCCTATAGATAGGCAGATAGCACAACCAGTTCTTCCAAGAGAGATAGATTTAAAAGAACCATATTGGTATGTGGTTAGTGATAAAAACTTGGAAGAGTTTTTAGCAAGAGTAGAAAAAGAACATGGACAAGTAGTATTCTTTGCCATGAGTGTGCCAGACTATGAGTTAATGGCATACAACACACAAGAGTTAAAACGATATATTCGTGAACTCAAAGAGGTAGTAATATATTATCGTGAGGTAACGACAACAGATGGAGAAGATAACACTAAATAACGGAGTAATGCAGGGGAAGTTGCACTATTGTGCAATGTATTTATTTCAACAAATAGCATTATATAACCCAAAACCTCAGCCAGATGTTTCTTTTAGAAGATTAAGAGAAAAGATGGCGATGGCAACGCCAACAGTAGACAGAACAAATACTATTGACTATACAGAAAGATACCCTAACTTTCAGATAAAAGACGCAGTATTGTCTTTTGTAGGGGCAATGAATAAAAGCACTAATACAGAAAACTGGTATGTAAGTGAGTTTTCAGTGCAACCTAAGAAATGGGGATGGACTGCATGGAACAATAGTCATCTAAAAAGTAGAAAATTTATTAGATTTATATATAATAGAAGCACAGGTTATACTTTATGGGTAGATAATGGTGAGAGTAAACAAATACCAGACCAACATCAAGGGAATAACTGGACAATATTAGCTGGAGAAATGACAGGAGAGCAGTGGTTATGTGATAGAAATACAGGACTGCATACTCCTAGGTTTATACTTGAAATATCCATTCCAAACAAAAATGTGGCAGAATGGGAGAAAGCAAAAGAAATAATAAGAAATGTTTAGAAACTTATTCAAAATGTTATTGTGGAAAAACGAGATGGACAAACACTCTCGTTGGTTTGATAAACATGAACCAGCACAAGCAAGATTCGAAGAAAACGAAGAATGGTTAGAAGAATTAGAAGAAAGGGTAGATGAACTGGAGCAGATTGCTCATCCAGCAAAGGACATAGAAAACTTTGAAAGCTACCCACAATTATTAGAAACAATTAGAAAATTAGCAAGGGAGGAAATTGGAAGAGCCACAGCCGAGAAGGTTAATAGCGAAGAATAGTAGTAAAATAACTACATATTTAATGACAGAACAAGGACTAAAGGATGAAACCTTTATACCAATGGATGCTGCGATAAACCTCATTTGCAGAGCAGTAACGCATGAGAGAGTTCATAAATCTCTCACAAAGTCCTTCAACGAACAAGGATTATTAGACCCGATTATTGTAATACCAAATACATATGGTAATTGGATGCAAGCAGTAAGAGGAGTAAAAAGTCATACTCCTTGGCTAAAGTCTTATCCACTTCTCGCCTATACAGGCAACCAAAGATTAACACTAGCAAGAAAGTTAGGATATGATACGATAACTTGTATCATAGCAGAAGATGTGCATTGGGCACATTCATATCAGCTTACGCTACAAGATGGAGTGATAAACAATGAAATTATTAGTGAGTAAGTATAAAACACATGATATAGTAGGTCATATTCCAGACTTTATGACTGAAGAAGAATGTGATAGTTTATTTGAACTAAACGGAGATATGCCATGGAAACTTGCAGGAACAAGATGGTCTGGGTATAATACTAAGATAAGAAGTTGTAAGAAAAGAAGTAATATAAAGTTTCCTTACTATGATAGACTAATGCAAGCAGTTAATCTTTATAATGATAGAACTTATAAGTTTCATCTACATCAAGAAAGACGAAGGCATGAGATAAATATGGTTAGATACGATAAGAAAGGTATGTTTTTCTGCCCACATCGTGACCATAGACCTAGTTTAGAAGCGATGTCATCGCCTACAGTTAGGAAGATAAGTTTAAGTATACAATTGAGCCACTCGGAAGAATATGGTGGTGGAGACTTAGAAATAGTAGAAAGTTATACTGTTCCTGATGTATTTATGGACAGTAATTTCTTACCAGAAACAATGAAAGTTAGAGAAGATTTTAGACATAGTTTCCCAACAATGAGAAAAAAGGGAAGTCTAACTATTTTTACTAGCATACACGAACATGAAAGCAAACCACTAGAGTGGGGTAAAAGAGATATAGTAGTAGGATTTATGAGAGGAAAAGGTGCAGCTTACTAAAGAAATAAAACATATATTTAATAGTTTACATGATTATGGAGTGTGGCAACATGAACAATCATTTCCTTGGATGGATTCTTTTCCTTTCTTTAAAAGAGATTCAAGAGATAATTACTACACATCAACTCCTGAGTATCAAGACCACAAAGAAGAGTTTCATAAGTTCTTTGATACAATAGGACAAAAAGAGTGGGGAATTGACCCAGTAGAAATTATATTTGCTAAACAAACAAATAGAGGTGTACATATACCACAAAAGAATACATCAATTATATGGGCATTAAAAGGTGATATAAAATTATTAGTATGTGAAAATAGAGATAGACTTAATTATGTAATGGCAATACATGATTATGACTTATTTAATTGGAGTAATAGAAAGATAACTCTAAATATTATAAAAGAGGGAGACTTCTTTGTAATAGGAAATAGGTTTGCTCATGCATTGCATATGGAAGAAGGACAAGAGGTTATTCATGCAAGATACGGTTAAATTATTTATCGGAACAAGTGATAACCATGACGATTTAGCACAGAAGATATATTTATATACCTTGTTTAAAAATGCTAGTATGCCTATTGATATAGTATATTTACGACCAAAAGATTTTCCAGGTTGGAATAGAAGAACTTGGGGAACACCTTTTACTTGTTATAGATATGCAGTACCTCATCTAATGGGATATAAAGGAAGAGCTTTATATACTGATGTAGATATGGTAAACTTTAGAGATATCGCTGCATTGTATAAAACTGATTTAGAAGGGAAAGCATTTGGTATGGTATGGGATGCTTTACAGGATAATGGTAAAGCTGGTGCAAAAGAAGGATACCCTAGAGGTTTCTGGTGTGATAGTGTTCTTTTGATTGATTGTGAGAAAGCACAAGAATTTGTAGACCCCATAGATGATATAATAAACTGGAATAGGAATTATTCTTACAAGTGGGAAGTTATGAGAAAGTTAGGCAGTCCACATAAAGAAAAGACAAAAGAGTTAGTACATATGTTAGACGCTAGATGGAACTCTTTTGATGGAACTAATCCAGCAGCAATCCCTAGAGGATATGATTTATGGAGTAAAGAAAGTCCAAAGTGGGAAGATAAAGAACATTTAGAATTGGATATGATTTGGCAACTACATTTAACTTCGTTAAGTTATCAGCCATGGCATCCAAAGTACACACCTCATGCAAAGGCTACTCACCCTAGACCTGACTTAATGAGAGAGTGGTGGAGGTTAGCAAAAATTGCCAATTCCCTTTGATAACTTAATTAATCCAATAACTCGTGAAAGATTCTTTGATGAGTTTAAAGGCAAGAAGCACTTTGTAATAAAGTCAAAAACTAATATATTTAAACACCATTTTAGTTGGCATGAGTTTGATAACTATCTTAATCAGATAAAAGTCGGACAATGGGATAGAACTCCCCAACTACAAGTAGTATTACCAAATGGTAATAAGTGGTGTAAAAAGAAACATAAAGAACAATATAGTAGAGAACAGATATTAGATTTTTGGAATCAAGGAAGTAGTTTCATACTCACACTAAGTGAGTTTTTGAATGGAAATATGTGGAAACAATGCCAAGAGTTTGAAAAGGTTTATGGTATAGGACAGGCAAACATATATTGCAGTAAGCGTAAAGATGCACACTGCTTTCCAATACACGCAGATTCAACAGATAATTTTTTATTTCATGTATCAGGTAAAATACGCTGGTACATTTATGAAGAGTTTAGCAAAGACCTCGGTCATCAAAGGCTAGGAGACGCAACATTAGAAGAGGTTGTGGAGCTTGATGACGGGGATTTGCTATATATTCCGAAAGGAAAATTTCATAGAGTTGATACTCTAAGCCCACGAATATCAATCTCGTTTCATTTTCAAGAGGCAACCCCAGGGAAGCCTTACAGAAGAAGGGAGTGGTACGACTGGAAACCATAGGAGATACTATGGGAAAGGATAATGACAGGAATGAAGTAGAGATAGACTTAGATAAGTATATGTCGCTTATCGAAAAACTCGATAATGCAGAAGATACTATTAAGGAAATGCAACTCGAAGCTGCAGAAGCTAAGAAAAGACTTGCACCTCCTAAAAGAAAGTTTATTGATTTATTCTTAGATGACAATGATGTAAACGAGAAAGCCATTATAGGTTTTATCTCTTTCGGCTTTATGATGATTTTTGCCATTTGCGACTTGATTACTGCATTTATGGGACAAGATTTGTTATTTTCAGATACAATCTATACCTCATTAGTAGTGGTCACATTAGGAGCATTTGGTATCAGTGAAGCAGGAAGAGCATTTGGAAAATAGTTCTTGACAATAAGTAAAAAATTTAGTATAATATTATTATGAAAAATGACAATACAAAACTAAAACGAGTTGGCAACTACTGGGTCGAAGACTTACCAAAAGAATCGGTTCGTTCTTTCCAGATGTGGAACTCAGATACAAGAGAATTTGAAAAATGGTATATGGGAGAGTGTGATTTTTGTTGCACACCAGTCGATGAACGAACTGGAGAATGTCCCAAATACAAGTGTTGGATATCATGAATTTATTTTATTTAGATGAAGACTTTGATAAATCTGCACAGTACCATGTAGATAAGCATATAGTTAAGATGCCTCTCGAGGCAGCACAGCTATTGTGCACAGCGGTGTGGGTAGATGAAGTTCTTGGTTTTGTGCCTCGTGCATTGAACAAAGAAGAAAGTAAAATTCTGAATGAAGAAAAGGCAAAGATTAAACATTTGCCACTAGAGGAGAGACCAATAACTCCATATTTACCAATGATGTATAATCATCCTTGCACGATATGGACAAGGTCTAGCCTCGACAACTTTGAATGGGTGCATTGCTATGCAAACGCACTCAATGATGAGTATTATTATCGTTATGGTAAGTTGCACAAGTCAGTTATGGAAGTGATAAATAAATTACCTGAGCCAAAGAATATGCCTCGTAAGGGGCAAACACCCTTTGGTATGGCTATGCCAGATGAGTTGAAAGACGAAGATGATGTAGTCGGTAGTTATCGTTTATACTACCATACTGACAAAGCAACATTTGCCAAGTGGTCACACCGAGACACTCCCGATTGGTGGGATGAAGGTCTCGCATGGTATGACAAAAGAATAACAGCAAAATGAAAAAAGTAGAATCAGGGAAGTATACATTTTTTGTGCCAAGTAATTTACAAAGCACAGAACTAGAAAATTATTTAAAATCAAGAATGGAATTTCTAAACCATCGTAGACAATTAATATTAAGAAAGTCTAATGGAACAGAAACACATTTAGGCACAGGAGTAAGAAAACATGGCAAACGACATACCTCTTGATAAATTATTAGGAATAACAAAAGAACCAGTTGAGACTATGTCTCACAGTGATATGCTTCGTAATAATTTAAAAATTCAGCACGAGAAAACAAGTGCTGAAGTGGGATTGCTAGAGAAACAACTAGCAGACAAAAGAGAATACCTCGCAAAGATTGAGGGCGGATTAGATGTACTTGATGAATTACAGAAATGATTGTAATTCAGGACGACTTTTATCCTAATCCCGAGGAGATAAGGGAGAAAGCTCTTGAAGAGTTTTTCTATCCAGGACGGAAAGGTAAAAAGATTATGTTCCCAGGTCAAAGAACTATAAGTTCTTTTTCTAATGAGAACTTCGTTTATTTAAAGAATAGATTACAACACATACTAAACAGACAAGCTGTTTGGTTTCCCAAGAAGAATAGCAATACTGCGTTCACGCTTGGTTTGGAGACAAAAAACTATACTAATTGGGTACATCATGACTTCTCTAATTACATCGAAAAAGTAACTGATGAAATTGATGGAGAAGCATGGGCTAGTGTAATATATCTTACTCCTAATGCCCCTGTAACTCATGGAACAGGGTTGTTTAGAGATACTAAAACACAAAGTGTTGAAAAAACAGAAGATTTAAAAATAAGTATGGAATCTTTCAGAGGATTCTGGGAGTCTGATAATTCAAAGGAGTTTGAATTACACACTTATGTTGGTAATGTGTATAACCGATTGGTTATGTATCCAGCAAAATATTGGCATGCACCTTTCAATGCAGGTTGGGGGCATGATAAGAAATCAGGCAGACTAGTGCAAGTCTGCTTTTTTACGACTGAGAAAAGTTAATGAGTGATAATAAATATAAATTTAATGAACTTGAAACATTACAACAAGTACAAAATCATATAATACAAACATATCATGCTCATTACAGCATGAATAAAATACAATCGACTGAGTTCATATTTGATGCAGGTCATGGAGAAGGGTTTTGCTTAGGAAATATCATAAAGTATGCCCAAAGATATGGCAAGAAGAATGGAAAGAGCCAAGACGATTTGTTAAAGATAATACATTACGCAATTATTTTACTAGGGGTAGAAAATGAGAATCAAAAAACATGAAAATCTGACTAAGCAAAACATAACAAAAGTTATTGAGTTGCTAGAGGCAGATAAGCCGATAACAAAGAAAGAGGCTTGTGGTATATTAAATATAACTTATAATACTACAAGACTTGGAAATATTATAGCAGAACATAAACAAGATATAGAAAGAACTGCTAGGATGAAAGCCAAACTCAGAGGTACTCCTGCATCAGAATCAGACATAAAGTTTGTAGTGCAGGGATATTTACAAGGGGATAATGTGTCTAACATAGCACAGAGAATATATCGTTCTCCTGCTTTTGTTAAGTCAATTATCGAAAGAATCGGAGTTCCAATGAAACTCCCAGAAAGCGACTATGAAGGAATAAGAAATGCAATGCTTCCAGAGCAGTGCGTATCTGATAGTTTTGAAGAAGGCGAAATAGTTTGGGCGATACGACAGAATTACCCAGCAATAATAAAAAGAGAGATAACTGTTCAACATCAAGTTGAAAATGCAGGGTATGCTTGTCAAGGCGACCCTAAAAAGGCAGTTAACTATGAAGAAAAGTATGGAGCAAAGATGTATCTAATATATACAATCGAGAGCACAGACTTAAGTAATACCTTTTTTCCAAACTTACGATTTGCAGGGAAGTACAGCACAGCACTAGCTTATGACTTAGGAAGCTTAAGACACTTAGAAAAATATGGAGTGGACGTATTCAATATATAATGTTATTTTTGCTTTTTGGTTAGCAGGTGTAGTCTTGTTATTTTTTCAAGTCTATATACCTTCAATACAAATAGTGAAAAAACTACAACCTGAAAATATAGTAGTAAAATGGAGTTGGTTATGCTCAGTAATTTGGGTGTTCTTTACTTTATTTTTATTACCATTTTTAATAACAGTTCTTCTTGATGACAAGAGGAAGGAAAGATTTATGAGTGGGTTTATACCCTCACTAATGGGAGAAAAAGATGTATAGAGGAAATGCTTATTTTGAAGCACTAAAACTTAAATACCTAGCTGAAATTGCAGAAGCAGAAGCAGTGCTAGGCACATACTTCAAGAACTCTGTTGGTATTGGAGAACATTCAGAATTACTACCAGAGTTTGATAAATGGGTAGCTGTACTAGCTGAGGCTAAAGATAAACTAGAAGCACTAGAGGAATTAATATGAGTGAGCATCAAATACAGGAGTGTACTAAAAAACTTATAGCGTTAATAGACGCTGTTGAAAGAATAGATAGATTCAACTCAAATACATTGCCATATCGTGTAGACAATGCAAAAGAATTGGCAAGGGAGTTAAAAAGTGAATCACGCTTTATTACTAACCTGCGATAATAAAAGTATAGGAGTGATAAGAAATCCATACGAAAGAGTAGTGACAGAATACTTCTACTCTTTTAATTATATAGGTTTCGATAAGTGGCTAACAGACCATGCTCCTAAATCACAAGTAGAGCTTTATAAAGATTGCGACTACATTGTAAATTTTAATGATTGGCAACAAGAACTAAAAGAGTTTAAACTACATCCAAAAGATACATCAATTTTAGATGATGTTAAGATAATAGAAGATTGGAGAAGGTGGTATACTATTAAGAGTAAAACTTATGTTGCCGTACTATTTAAAGATGATATAATGACCTATGGTTATAGCTTCTAAAAAATAGTTCTTGACTCATGCTTAAACATCTTGTATAATATATTTATATTAATGGAAAGAAGTCTATGAGTGACAGATTTTATATGCAAATGCGTGAGGCTACAGGTTGGGCACCAGGTCTACCTGAGTCTTACAAACAAAATAAAAGGAGAAGAAAAATGCCTTGGACTGATGAAGCAAAGGCTCAAGCAGTAGAGATGTATACTGCAGAAGAACCCACTCCAGAAAATAGTATGGAGATAGTCAAACAGATTGCAGAAGAGTTAGGCGAGAGCCCAAACGGAGTTCGCATGATATTGACAAAAGCTGGTGTATATGTCAGAAAAACACCTGCTGTTAAATCTAGTGGAGGTTCGACAGGTGGTGGCAGAGTTAATGTTGCCGCAGCTCAAGAAACCTTGACTAATGCGATTAGCGATATGGGACAAGAACCAGACAGCGCTATTATTGGTAGGCTCACAGGGAAAGCCGCCATGTATTTCGCAGAATTATTAAATAAGTTAAACGATTAACTACCCCTGAGTGTGGGGAGTGGGAAACTGCTCTCCACTATTTTTGCATCTTTAAAAAGGAGCTTTCAACAACCTAACCATTGATGGGACGCTAATAGATATTAACCACCCACAAGGATACGGATGAAGAAAGACGACTTTACTAAAATAGTAAACGATGCAGGTGATGCAATAATCACCTATCGAAGTCAAAATAGTCGCAGACTGAAATATAATGTTTGCACTATGGATTTTGATAATAAGTATATACAGTCTAAAAAGAATAGAGCAAGACCAAATAATAGTCAAGTACTATTATTTTGTTGGGATACTGATTCTTTTAGATTACTACAACCAAGCAATGTAACTTCTATCGTGCCTTTAGCAAAGATACTGAAGAATGATAGAATTACATAGCGCACCACCAGTTTACGAAAAAGAAATAAACTATAACGAAGACAAGCACGAGAAAATATTTGTTATGATAAATACTTTTCGAGGAGAGGAGTATCTACACATAAGAAAATATTATCAAGACTTTGACGAAGAATGGAAACCAACGAGAGATGGTATAGCTATTCGCATGGACTTTGAGAATACTCGTGCACTATTCGATTCTTTAGTAGAAATCTTGTCTATATCAGAAGTAAAAGATGTTCTGTCAACTTATTTCAAAGAGACCCTCGACAACATCTATCAAAAATAATTCTTGACAACAAGTTTAAAATCGTATATAATATATGTATGAATAAAGAACTAGAAGCATATCTTCGCCTATGCAATCAAGCATATGCCGAAGGCAACCCATTAATCCCTGACGAAGTATATGACCGACTTGTAGAAAATACTGAGTTGGAAAATGAAGTTGGGCATATTGAAGTTGGCGAGCAAAGATACAAACATCCGTATCAAATGTATTCTTTGCAGAAAGTATTTGTGGGCGAGGACAAAGAGCCCGAGTGGACTACTAAACACGCACATATAATGACAACTAAATTAGATGGTGCTGCAGTTTCTTTAACTTATATAGACGGAGAGTTACATCAAGCACTTACTAGAGGCGATGGTAAACAAGGACTAGACATCACAGATAAGATGCGCTTTCTTGTGCCTAGATACATTCGTATTGAAGGACTAGTCCAAATCACAGGAGAGGTTGTAGCTCCCAAGTCTATTCCAAATGCCAGAAATTATGCTTCTGGCGCACTTAACCTAAAAGATGTAGATGAGTTTAAAAATCGTGAGCTGGATTTTATAGCTTACGGTGTACAGCCGTGTCCAACTGATAGTTGGGTAGAAGATATGAAACTTGTATCTGACAGCGGCATTGAGTCAATCACACTAAGTGATTACTCCATGTTCCCAAATGATGGTAAAGTTGTAAGAGTCGACTCTAACAGTATATTTGAATCGTTAGGCTACACATCACACCATCCTCGTGGCGCATTTGCTATAAAAACAAGACAGGCAGGAGTTGTTACTAAATTGTTAGATGTTGAATGGAATGTCGGCAAGTCTGGTGCAGTTTCTCCAGTTGCTATCTTAGAACCTTGCGTTATAGGAGAAGCTACAGTTAGTAGAGCTACACTACATAATATGGGTTATATAGAGGCACTTGGATTAGAAATCGGGTGCATGGTAGAAGTTATACGAAGTGGAGAGATAATTCCAAGAATAGTCAAACGGGTATGATTGAAACACTTAAAAAGTGGAATCGTAAACCACAGATGAATGGGCTTGGTTTTATTTGGCTAAACAAATCGCCAAGAGAAAGATGGAATTTTTATCATCCTACTCTTACTCCAGTAGTAGTAAATGAATATCATAATCATAGAACTAGCTTTGAAAGTACAGTTATAAAAGGTAAACTCTATAATAAAAGAGGACTAATAGTAATTGGCGAACAAGTCATGAGAACAATAGACTGTATCTCTTATCTAAAGAAAGGAGAGAGTCCAGATTTTCCAGTCATAAAAGATGAAATAGGAATACATGAGTTTGAAACTGAAGTAATAGAGGAAGGAGAATCCTACTTTATGGATTCAAGAGATATGCACAAAGCATGGGTTAAAGAACCTACTATTACCAAACTAGTTCGAAAACGAGGCGAAGAAACTCCAGGTATGGCAGTTTATGATATTAATAAAAGTCCTCTGTGTCCAATAGCAGACTTTGTGACACCAGAGGAAAGATGTTGGGAGATTATAGAAGAAATATGTCAATATTAACAGTAGTAAAACATTATGACGAGTTGACTACAAATGAATTGTATAGAATTATACAGTTACGAATACAAGGTTTCATAGTAAGAAATCAAGTATGTTATCAAGACTTAGAAGCACACTATGACAAAAATAGTTATTGGATGATGAACTATGATACAGTATTAGGATTAGAGCCACAAAATATGGTTGGCTGTATCTCATGGTGTTTAAATAAAACTTTTACAGGAGACGATGGCAGAGAATATCAATACCCAGCAGCTAGACGGCAAGCATGTGAGGATGCCTACAAAGGTGGCATGTCCATACATGATTTTAATACTGGAGGAGACTTTCTTATAAAACAATTAGGTACACCACGAAGGATGTTAGAAATAACCTATGAAAAAGGCAGACAAGTCTTTTTCGATTTAGGTTGTAGAGAAATAGGAACAAATATTGACCCAGCAGGTAGAAAGAACTGGGTGTTTGTCATGGACGAAGAAGCACCAGGGTGGGAGTATGAAACAGCCAGGCCTCATTAATATAGATGTTTGTGGCATCTGCAATAAAACCTGTAATTACTGTCCAAGAAGCCAAGGATACCCTAATGAAAAAGAGTATATGTCTTGGGAACTATTTAGAAAGTTTGTACAAGACTTAGATGATTATACAGGCACAGTATGTTTTACAGGCAGGGGAGAAAATAGTTTACACCCCGAGTTTGGTTTATTAGTAAAATTACTACACCATCCGAATAGAAAGTACACAACTCGTATAATAACTAATGGATATAAGTTAAAACAAAGACTACATTATTTTGATGAGTTTGATTATCTAATCATAAATAGTTATGATAGTGAAGAAATGATGGAAGAAAGAAAAAAGTTAATGCCTCGTGCAAAACATAGATATTGGAATCAGAATATGAAACCAGAGGAATGGGGAGAAACAGAAGTCATAGTTAGTAATCGAGCCGATATTTATAATCGAATCGCAACTGATACTTCCGAAATAGATACACCCTGTACCTTTCCATCAGTAAAAATATGGGTACATTGGGATGGAACAATACAAAAGTGTTGCAATGACTGGACTAACTCAGAAATTTATGGCAACATAGAAACAGACAATATCCTAGATGTTTGGCACAGCAAAGCATTTAAGGAATTACAAGACAATTTACTGCAAGGAAACAGGCGATATAGTAAGACCTGTAGTATGTGCAACAGAGGACTAGATAAAAGAGATAGAGAAAGATTAAAATGGTTAAAATCCCACAAGACACAGACTGCATAGTTAATTTAAGTGGAGGGTTTGAGTGCCTTGCCGCTTTGTGGTATGCAATAAATAAAGGTTATAAACCAGTATGCCTAGCTCTTTATAATCCTAATGCGAAAGGAAGATTCGCAGATGCAGAACTAAGAGCTGCAAAATTACAGGCAAAGTATTTTAAAGTTCCATTAGTAGTGGATGATAAATCAAGTTTGCCACAAGAAACAGATGTTAATAATTATTCTGTATTACAAGGACAATCAGCTATCGCTATGCTGATACAAGGTAATAGACATATAAAATTTAAATGGCACATCTGGGGAGCAAATGCTGATGATTCTTTTAGACAAAGACTTCAGTTGAGATATCCTTTGAGAGCTATGATGGCAGGTAGAAGTAGAAGTTTAGATTTACATGGATTAAATCCTAGACATTTATTATCTGCTCCAATAAGTTTATTTCCTTTTGAGTGGATGACTAAATCAGAAATGGTAAGTCTAATCATGAAAGACAATCCAGGAATACTAGAAATGGTATGGACTTGTAGCGGAGACTTCACAGATGAAGGACCGTGCGGTGTTTGTACAAAGTGTCTAGAATGGAAGTATGCTAAGCATGTAGCAGCTAAGTCTTTGTATAAAGTACAGGAAGGAAAATATGAAATATACTAAGGAAGAAGTTGAAAACAGTAAAAGAATATATAAAAGTGCTACACCGAAACAAACTGTTGACTGGTATGTTAAGTGGGCTAGTAGCCTTGTCCTTCTTACAGCTATGGTTGTTAGGTCAGCCGACATATCAAACACTCTTGATACAATACTTTCGTTTCTTGGGTGCTTAGGTTGGTTATTCGTAGCATTTGCTTGGAAGGATAGAGCATTAATTATGCTTAATGCTATCGCTTGTTTTATACTATTAACTGGACTACTAACCAAAATGTTTGGTCCATTATAATGGCAGGCGGCATATACAACGAAACTTATTTTAAAAACTACCCAGAAGAAAAAGAGGTGGACGGAATTCTTTATGGAATTGTATTGGTAAATCAATTAACATGGGAACGAGAAACTATAAAAGTAGGCATCGCAAAAGGGCGAACATTCAAAGACGCAGTAAAAAGAGGGCGTGGCTTCACAAACTACGACATCAGAATACAAAGACTATGGCAGGGGAATCTATACGACTGCTGGAGATTCGAACAGAAACTTCACAAGATGTATCAGAAAGATAGACATAAAACTGCCCACAAGTTTGGAGGACACACGGAATGTTTTAGTATGAAATCAAAGATACTAGAATCATTCCCAAAGAAACATGAAACATACAGTTAAAAGTTTTTATACACCAGAGGAGTGTATCAAGATTAGAGAAAGTGCAAAAGACTTCTCTAAGTCACATTCTATTGGAATAGATGGCAAACCAAAAGTAGATGGATATAGAAATGCTGAAATAGGCAAAGCTAGTCCACTTCGATTGCCTGATATTGCGAAGCATATATTAGAGTTTAATTCAGAACATCACAATATGATTTTGAGTGGAGACTTACAATGTGCTGTAAATAAGTATGGAGAAGGACAATATTTTGATACACACATTGATATTATATTTAATGATTCAATGCTAGGACAAAGACAAGTTAGAAAGATAAGTTGTGCAATACAACTAAGTGACCCATCAGATTATGAAGGTGGAGATTTGATAGTAAGTGGAGAAAAGATGAGTAGAGGCATGGGAGATTTACATATATTCCACGCAGTTACTCCTCATAATGTAAATGTGATAACAAAAGGAACTAGATATAGTATGAATATATTTTGTTATGGAGATATAACATGGTAATAAAAGGTATGAGTGAAAACTTTCATGATGCAGCTGTAGCTGTAATGGAAGGAGATAAATTATTATTTGCATCATCTTCAGAAAGATTTAGTAGAAAAAAGAACGACAGAAGAATTTGTGATGAACTAAGACGGATTCCTTGTGATGAACATATATTCTACGAAGACTGGAGATTAAAGAATCAAAGAAGGCAAACCTATGGACAAAGAGAGATACACTACTTTGAAGATGTAGAGTGTGTATTACATCACGAAAGCCATATGGCTGCAGCATATTATACTGCTCCTTTTGTTCCAGATGTTACAGTAGTAATTGATGCTATTGGAGAGTATGATACAGCAAGTATTTGGGTAAACCATGAGAAAGTCTGGAGTAGACAATATCCATGGTCACTAGGATTATTCTATAGTGCTATAACTAAGCGTGTAGGATTAAAACCTAATGAAGATGAATATATCACAATGGGCATGGCAGCGTTTGGTAAACCTTGTATAAATATGGAAGATGTATTAGATGAATACTTACATACAGGCATACCTCTAAAGAAATGGTTTTGGCATAAACCAGAGGATATAGCAGCAAGTGCACAAATGCAACTAGAACACGAGTTAATACAAATATTTACAGAAGCTCGTAAGTATGGAAACAAAGTTGCATATGCTGGCGGAGTTGCACTCAACTGTGTTGCAAACTCAAAGCTAGCTCCTATGTTTGATAAGTTTTGGATATTCCCTAACCCTGGAGATTCAGGCTCAGCATTGGGTTGTATTCTAGCAAAAACTAAAAAGAGATTACATTACCCTCATACTTTTTGGGGATATAACATACAAAGAAAACTAAATATCAATGAAGTAGTAAAAGAATTACTAGACAAGAAAGTTGTAGGCGTAGCAAATGGACGAGCAGAGTTTGGTCCAAGAGCGTTAGGTAATCGTTCTTTACTTGCTGACCCTCGTAAAGATGTTAAGAATTATGTTAATAGTATCAAGCGTAGACAAAAGTTTAGACCTTTTGCTCCTGCAATATTAGAAGAACATTTTGATTCTTACTTTGATGGAGTACAGAATGAATTTATGCAGTTTGTATGTAAAGCAAAGCATGATTATAAAAGCGTAACTCATGTAGATGGAACTAGCAGAGTACAGGTTGTTAAAGATGATGGTAGCAACATGAGAAAGATTTTAGAGTGTTGGTATGATGTAACAAACTGTCCTATGTTATTAAACACAAGTTTAAATATAAAAGGACAACCAATGGTAAATACATGGGAAGACGCAGAAGATTTTATGAAAAAGTATAGAGTAAAAGTATTATGATATATTGGAATGGTTGTAGTTTTGTTCAAGGAATGGAAGTCGAACAGCGGAAAGACCAATTCCCTTATCTAGTTGGAAGTCATTTCAAACAAGACACTTGGAGAAACTCCAAAGTCGGTGGTAGTAATGATAGAATATGGAGAACTACCATGGATGATATGACCAGGACTCCAATGCCACTAGTAGTAATATTGTGGTCAGGTCCAAATAGATTTGAGTTTCTTAACCTATCTACCAATATTTGGAGAAGTGCTGTTTGGGTTTCACATAGATTCAATAGAGCAACTCTCAAACTAACAGATGATAGTGAAGTGCATTTTCATCCAGACCTATCCCTCAAACAATGGCAAGGGTTGAATGGATATGCAAAAGAAGTAAGAAATCCAAAGATGAATTTAATTTACACTTTACACTATATGATGTCTACCAAACATTTTTTAGAAGCAAAAGGAATACCTTATTTGTTCTACACAATGTCTAGTGGACAATTAACAAATATGCTAGACTATCTTGATGAAGATAGATTAGAGGGAGCAAACATAGTGTGGGAAGTTCCCCACATGAAGAAAGAGGATTACATAAGAGAGCTTCCGTGCTTGGAAGAAGAACCTTTCTATGATATGTGTAAGAAAGCAAAGGTGCCATTCGGACCGAGAGACCATCCACTAGAGGAAGGTCATAAGTTGATGGCAAATAGAATAATAGGAGATATATACAAGTATGAACTGGATAAACTCTTTAGTAAATAAAATACGAGCTCTATGGTTCTATCTAATGAATCGTTGGTCGTATGAAGAAGATACCCACATCTACGAGGATGATTAAAATTTTAATCTCTTCTCGTAGGTGGCAATCAAAAAATAGTTCTTGACACAAGCCCAAAAATTATATATAATATATTATATATTTTAGAGAGAGAAACAGATTTGATAGCAATTATTCCACCAGTCGTTTGCCCAGCTTGTCAAGACAAGTTGGACTTAGTAAACGACCAATTATTTTGTAGAAACAGTCAATGTTCTGCACAATGGGATAAGAAAGTTGAATCTTTTGTTTCAGCTCTTAAGATAAAGGGCTTCGGCCCTGCAACTATAAACAAACTACAAGTTCAAGATTATTGTGAAATATATGAACTGTCTGTAAGTGAAATACAGGATAGACTAGGTAGTGAGAAAATGGCTGTGAAACTCTATGATGAAATACAAAAGTCAAAGAGTTCTAAGTTGGTCGATTTGATACCAGCTTTCAGCATACCCCTTATTGGTCGGTCGGCTTCTCAAAAATTATGCGATAGAATATCACACATCGAAGATATTAGCGAGAAAAGTTGTACTGAAGCAGGTATCGGTCCAAAAGCGACAGCTAACTTACTTAAATGGTTAGAGACTGAATACTACCCTAGTGATTACAAGACAACATTACCTTTCGAATGGAAAAATAAAATTAGTAAGAAGAAAGAGGTCAATGGAGTTGTTTGTATCAGTGGTAAACTGAAAAGTTATTCCACCAAAGCCCACGCAGAAAAAGTACTTAATCAATATGGATATGTAGTTAAATCATCGCTGACTAAAGACTGTACTCATCTTATAAATGAGTCTGGAATTGAATCAGCAAAAACGAAAACAGCTCGTGACCGAGGTGTTCAAATTATAAACAATTTAAATTTATTTTTAGGAGAATAATCATTATGGCATTACCAAAATGGACAGATGAAAGAACCCAAGCTCTTGTAGACTTTGTAGGTTCTGAAAGCCCTATCTCTCAAGATACAGTTGCAAACGCAGCTGACGAACTTGAAACTTCAGTTAGAAGTGTAAGTTCTAAATTGAGAAAAATGGGATATGATGTTGAATTAGCATCAGCAAATGCTTCTAAGTCTTTTTCAGACGAGCAAGAAGCTACTTTAAGCAACTTTGTAACTGATAACTCAGGTGTTTACACATACGCAGAGATTGCTGAAAACTTTGAAGGCGGACATTTCTCTGCTAAATCAATTCAAGGTAAAATCTTATCTATGCAACTAACAGAGCATGTTAAACCTGCTCCTAAAGTTGAAACTGTAAAAACTTACAGCGAAGATGAGGAAAGCCAATTCGTTTCTCTAGTAAACGATGGAGCTTTTATTGAGGACATCGCAGAAGCTATGGGCAGAAGCGTTAACTCAATCAGAGGTAAAGCATTATCACTACTTAGAGCTGGTGAAATCAATGCTATTCCAAAGCAAAAAGAAACTAAAGGTAGCAGCAAAGCTGACCCATTAGCAGATGTTGAAATAGACGGTATGACTGTTGAAGAAATTGCTGACCAAATCGGCAAAACAGTTAGAGGTGTTAAAACAATGCTAACTAGAAGAGGCTTACAATGTGCTGACTACAATGGCGCAGCTAGAAAAGAAATAGGTTAATAACTAATTTCGCATGGGTAAGTGGGCTTCTGTTCACTTGCCCTTTTTTGTTTTGGGAGAGACAACTTGACTTTAGAATCAGCATTACTTAAGCAAATACTTACGAACACAGACTTTGGGACATGGAATAGTCTCAAGGAACACTATTTCCCTGAAGGTGAGTACCGAAAACTGTGGAAAATAGTAGACAAACATGTTCACAAGTATCATGCTTTACCTTCTTTTGAAGACCTCAAACTAGAAGTTCGTTCTAGAGAGCTTCAGGAGAAGATATATGCTATCGAAACAGTCGAAACGGATGTTCCAGCACCTTTGTTGTTGGACTATCTCAAGAATCAATTTACTCAATCAGAAATACTTACTAAAGTCGAATACTTCGTAGAAAATCAAATTGCGATAGGCGATGCTCGTGAGAACATTGACTTATTACAAGAGATTGTAGTACAGGTCGAAGACCAAGTCGAGACCTCAGACGATAATGAAAGTATGGAAACGATAGAGTTATTTGATAGTGAAGAAGACTTGAAAAAGTTTTTGCCACTTGGTCTAAATCAAGAGTACGATTTAGACTACACTTTCTCTCCCAAAGACCTGGTCGTTATTGGCGGACAGCGTGGTGGAGGTAAGTCTTTTACTTGCTGTAACATCGCACAGGCAGCACACATGAAAGATAAGTCTGTTCTATATTTTACTATAGAAATGGACAGTAGACAAATACTACAAAGAGTATGTGCCGTTGCTACGGGAGTGCCTACCAATCGTATTAAAACCAAAAACCTATCTCCTTTGGAGTGGGAAAAGGTTGCGGAGTGGTGGGCAGACCGTTTTGATAACGGACAAGAATGTCTAACTGAGTTCAAAGGTCATCGTGACTTTGACAAGTTCCATTATCAACTTACAAGAAATAAGTTGGCAGACAAACCTCAGATTGATGTGTTCTATGACCCTGCACTTACACTTGCTAAAATTATTAGCACAGTAAGGCAGAAACAAGCACAGCTGCCCGATTTAGGTATAGTAATAGTAGACTATCTAAACCAAGTTAGACGCCATAACGCCCCCGGTCGCTCAGGTCAATATGATTGGACTGAGCAGATAGAGATATCAAAAGGTCTAAAATCTTTAGCGCAGGAGAATCAAGTTCTAGTTCTATCTGCTTTCCAAACAAATGAAAAAGGCGAGGCAAGATTCTCAAAAGGTATCTTGGATGCTGTTGATGCAGCTTACTCTGTTCAGCACTGGGGTGATGCAGAGCCTTGTATTAAGTTCAAATGTGATAAAATGAGAAATGGAAAAGCAGAAACATTCGTATCAGAAATGAACTGGGAGACACTAAAGATTGGACCACACACTGCTCTTGACCCAGATGAAAAAGCAGAACTAAAAGAAACAATGACAACAGGAGAAGATACATACGATTTATGATAATGTACACAGAAAAACAATTAAATGAGTCATATGCAAAGTTTCTTGTTGCAATAAAACAACTACCCCCAGTATTGGGGATAAGATTAATACCTAGCCTAGAAGAATATAGGAGAGAAATATTTGAACCTGGTTGGGAAGAAATCTTACATGATGATTTTTGGAGTGATGAAGATGGCTAATGATAGAGTTAGTAGAGAAACGGCAGAACTAATACCACTTCCACCACATACTTGGTATGTAAGAACAGTAGGGTGGTTGCTAGAACAAGAAAAAGTGCAAGAAAATATAAAGAATGTTCCAGCAAATGAACCACTAAAAGAAGCACTAAAAAATGAAGGCATACGCTCACCCTTTTTATGTATGCCTAACTGGTACCCAATCGCAGGGAGTCAAAGATTAAGAGTATTGACAGAATTACCAGAGTTGCACGAACAAGAAGTAAGAGTTTGTAGATTTGATGAAGAGTGGTGGCTTTTATATTATCTATGGGGTGACACAGATTTTAGAGACAAAGCGGTTGCTGTTTGGTTTCAAATGGCAGAATTAGTGTGGAAGTCAATGTATTATGAAGACGACCCCACATTTTTAGAACACGAAGCACTAGGAGATGAGTTAGAATGGAAACACAAGTCAAAGTTAATGGGCAAGTTATAATTCTAGCAGACACTAAACCTTTATACCATCATGGATATGACCAATGGCGTCTAGTAAAAACTGGCGACACTTGGAATGTTGATGGTAGTAGAGCCAATGTTTGCTATAACGCAGATATATCTGAAGCACAAGGAGAAATAGATATTCTTTCTCCAACACTTATTACTGATAATATAATAGATTGTTGGAGAAATGGAGAGTGCACAACACATACAATAGTGGATAATATAGATGATTCACTAGATGAAAATCAAATACTGTGCTGGTCTAGTTATGATGGTAGTGTATTTATGATTGTATTCGAAAGAGGAGTAGGATATGTTCAAAGTTGTGGTACAGCAGCAGTAGCTGTAGCTAAGTACACAGGTAAGGATATAATTAATTGTCATGGCGGACAGTATACAATAACTAGGAACGGCTACACTTGGAAGGTAAAAGCCAAGAATGTGGAAAATAGTTCTTGACATCAACTTAAAATTTTGATATAATATATGTAAATATGATAGCAGAGGAACTACTACAAAGCAAAGGAATACAGTATCGCCTTAGTGGAAAGGACGCTGTCATATCATGCCTTAATCCAGAGCATGATGATACTAACCCATCTATGAGAGTAGATAGAATAACAGGTATATTTCACTGTTTCTCATGTGGGTACAAAGGTAATTTATTTACCTATTTTGGTGCACCAGCTTCTCCAACAGAAGTTCGTATACACAGAATAAAAGAAAAGATACAAAAAGTTAAAAGCGAAACTGTCGGAATCCAACTCCCGAAGGATAGACTGAAATGGAAAGGTGGTGGTTTTAGAAACATATCTGAGGAAACTCTTGATATATGGGATGCGTTCACTTGGAATGTACCTCAGTTCGAAAACCGTATCATCTTTCCAATTCGTGACATTACAGGAAAAACAGTTTCATTGATAGGTAGAAGTCTGGACGACTTTAGTAAGATGAAGTATTACATCTATCCACAAGGTGCAGAAATGCCCTTTTGTCCAGCAAAGGTAAAACCTATACAGAATAGAGTTATACTGGTGGAGGGTATATTTGATGCTCTCAACCTTTGGGACAAAGGTCTCAAAAATACAGTGTGCTGTTTTGGTACACAACAAGTGAATTGGGTCAAACTGAGCTTACTGAAGCTACAAGGCGTACAAGGTATTGACATCATGTTTGACGGGGATGAGGCGGGTAGACAAGCTAGTGAAAAAGCGAAAGAGATTGCAGAGAAATTAGAAATGTCTGCAAGAATAGTAAAATTAAGAGACAATGTAGACCCTGGCAACCTTGTTGCTAGTGAGATAGAAAGATTAAAGGAAAAATTATATGGCTAAAGTAGCACTAATAGAAACTACACCAAGTTCTACAAACTTTGACAAATATTTTAAGTTTGAGTTTGATAGATTTGCGTTATGTAGTGATTCGAGCAAAAGAAAAATTTTGAAACGAGATGTTGATATTGAAATCGATACCGACTCGTATGATTGGCTGATTCTAGTAGGTTCAGAGCCTTTCAAAAACTTTACGAGAAAGACATCAATAACTGAGTACAATGGAAAAATAATTGATGATAAGTTTTTGGCACTAATTAACCCTGCTATGATAAAGTTCAGACCAGAGGCAAAGAAGTCATTCGAGGAAGCTGTCGAGAGTATATCGGGATATGTAAGCGGAGAACTCACACAAAAAACCTTGAGTGAAGATAAATGTTATGGTATCACAGATAGTAAAGAACTAAGTCGTTTTCTTATCAAAGCAAGAGATTGTGAAGATTATGACTTTATAGGACTTGACTCCGAGACATCAGCGTTATACTGTAGAGATGGTTATATGCTAGGCTTCTCAATGAGTTATGAGCCAGAGCATGGCGTTTATGTAGACTGCGATGCTATTGACCAAACTTGTGAAGCACTTATGCAACAAATATTCAACAAGAAAAGAGTAGTATTTCATAATGCTAAGTTTGATTTACAATGGTTTCAGTATCATTTCAACTTTGAGTTTCCTCATTTTGAAGATACAATGCTTATGCACTATATGTTTGACGAGAACCCAGGCACACATGGTCTGAAACAACTTGCTATCAAACATACAGACTACGGTGATTATGAAGCAGAACTTGACACATGGATTACAGACTATCGTAAAAGAACAGGAATACTTAAACAATCATTTAGTTGGGATTTAGTTCCTTTTGATGTTATGAAGAACTATGCTGCAATGGACGCAGTTGTTACCTTCTTGCTATTCCAAAAGTTTGAAAAGGCAATACTCAAAAATGAAAAACTATATTGGGTATATAAAAATATTCTTATTGAAGGGTGCAGATTCTTGACACAAGTAGAAAGCAACGGTGTACCATTCGACAAGACAAGACTAGAGTTTGGTCAAAAGCGTATGCAAGAAGATATTGACGCAGCAGTAGAGAAACTAAATGGTTATCCAGAAGTGCGACAATTTATCAAAGACAAAGACGGATTCAATCCAAACTCAACAGTACAATTACGAAGTCTATTATTCGATTATGTAGGCTTAGCCCCAACGGGTAAGAAAACGGGTACAGGAGCTGATAGCACAGACGCAGAGAGTTTACAGAAACTTGCGAGTGAACACGAGATACCTGAACTAATTCTTGAGATTCGACAGAAAGTAAAAATTAAAACCACATACTTGGATAAGATTATTCCTGCGCTTGACATGGATGCAAGATTAAGAACAAACTTTAATCTTCATGGAACAACTTCAGGAAGGCTATCCTCCAGCGGAAAATTAAATATGCAACAACTTCCTCGTGACAACCCCACAGTAAAAGGTTGTATCAAGGCAAAGAGTGGAAATAAGATTGTTGCAATGGACTTGACAACTGCAGAAGTTTATTGTGCAGCGGTCTTAGCAGATGATAAAAACCTTCAAAAAGTTTTCAAAGATGGTGGTAACTTTCACAGTACGATTGCGAAACAAGTATTTCGACTACCATGTGAGGTCGACGATGTCGCTGAACATTACACAGCAGAAAGACAACAGGCAAAAGCCGTTACCTTTGGTATCATGTATGGAGCTGGACCAGCAAAAATCAGTGAACAAGTTACCAAGGACTCAGGACAATATTTTAGTCCAGCAGAAGCAAAACAAACGATTGATGACTATTTCGCAGCTTTCCCTAAACTAAAGGGATGGTTGGATAATACTCAAAAATTTATTCAAGCAAATGGATTTATATACAGTCATTTCGGTAGAAAAAGAAGATTACCGAATGTATTTAGTAAAGATAAAGGTATTGCATCACATGAAGTTCGTAGTGGTGTAAATGCTCTTGTTCAATCTGTGGCTTCAGATGTGAACTTACTGGGTGCTATTGAAATGCAGAAATACATTGTTAAGACAGGAATGAAAGCAAAGATATTTGCACTTGTTCATGACTCTGTATTAGCAGAAGTTCCCGAAGATGAGATTGAACTATATGTAGAGAAACTTAGAGAGTGTATACAGAGAGACCGTGGTCTTTCTATACCAGGAGCACCTATTGGGTGTGACTTCGATATAGCTGATGATTACAGCTTAGGGAAGTTTGGAAAGCTCTATGATATTGCATAAACATAAAACAGTATTTATTCACATACCAAAATGTGGAGGTACATCTATTGTCAATCAATATGCAAGACAACATGGTGTATCAGAATATAAATTTGCAAGTCAAACTTGGAGTCAAGGGTTTGCTACTGCTTGTATAAGAGGATATAGAAGTCATAGTAAACATTATATGTATGTGACAAACTTACATGCTACATATGACCAGTATGCTTTACAGTATGGTAATGATTGGAAATTTGTTGCACAAGTTAGACATCCATATACTCGTTTTCGTAGTGCATGGAGTCATCTATCTGACCTTGTTTTAGTAAAGACACCCTTCAAAGATTGGGTGCCTCGTGCCATAGAAAGCATGAGAGAGGGCAAATGGCATAATTGTATAGATGATATGGATGCGCTATATGAATTACATATTATGAAGCCTTCTTTTGACCCTAGTATTGTTATGAAACCTCAATGGACTTTTGTAAGATTACCTGAGGTAGAAATACATAAACTAGAGAATCTTACCATATTTAAAGAAATAGGACTAGAGGGATTTGAAAACGATAAATGGAATGTTAGTAAAAATAAGTTTCAACCTACTCATGAGTGGACAGACGAGAATAGAAAGTTAATATACGATTATTACAAGAGAGATTTTGAGGAATTTTACTATGGAGCCTAAGACTTACATAGATTTCAAAGATAGAAACAGTAAAGAAGGAGAAGCCACTTTTGATGGTGTAGATTGTGTTATTCCACATGGTGGTGGGATAGAAAGCATGGCAGCTTTAGCATGGGCTATAGATACAGGTAGAAAACCTATAGTATGGACTTATGTAGTGGCAGATGTACCAGGAACTCATAATTTAGTTCTTGCAGCTAGAAAGAGTGCAGACCATTTTAAAGTTCCTTTTATATTAAGTACTGAAACTATACCTATGAAGTATATTAATATACCACCAGGATTTATTTGTGTAGATAATGTAGCAAAAATAATTGCAGGCAATCCTCAATGGGCTATAAATGCAGTAATATTTGGAACAAATACAGAAGATAGTGGACAACAAAGAGGAATGTTAAAGAATGTCCAAAGAAGTATAGAAATGATTAGAAATACCGAGTGGGAAATACATGGATTATCTTGGGAAAAGAAACTAAGAACACCACTTATGTTATTTCCATTTGAGCATAATACAAAGTCGGAGATATATTCTTTTATAAAAAGACAACATCCTACTCTTGTAGATTATGCATGGACTTGCATGAACCCTAGTCAAGTAAAAGAAGATAAAAGATGGGTGCCATGTAAAGTGTGTAAGAAGTGTGTTGAGTATAGGTCAGCAGTACACATAGCAGAAAGAGCTATGTTAAAAGTAAAAATAGGAAAGAATTACGAGGATTTATTAAAGTGAAAGTTTTAATATTTGGTCAGTCTGGAGCTGGCAAAACTACACTATGTAAAAACATAGTTAAGATAATGGGAGATAGAGTAGCCCATATCAACGCGGATGAAGTAAGAAAAGAAGCTGACGACTGGGATTTCTCAGAACAAGGTCGTTGGAGACAGTATAGAAGAATGGTAAATAAAGCAGAGGAAGCCGAAAATAACGGTAAAATTGCTTTGGTAGATTTTATCTGCCCATACAAGTCAGGTAGAGAGCAGTTTGATGCTGACCTGACTATTTTTATGTCTACAGTAGTAAATAGTAAGTATGAAGATACTAACAAAGTATTTGAATGGCCTCATTGGAGTGAGTATGATTTCGATATACATGAGTGGGATGATGATGACCCTGTTGATGTATGTTGGAGCATAGGTAGACATATATGGCAAGATGATATGCCTACAGTACAAATGCTAGGTAGATGGCAACCATGGCATGACGGACACCAAGCGTTACTAGATAGGTGTTTAGAGAAAGCTCCACAAGTAGACATTATGATAAGAACAATGCCCTGGGGTGACAATAATCCCTTTAGTGTGCATGAAGTTGAAAACAATTTAAAAAACAAACTAGCACATTTAGCTGGTATAGTATCTATATCTATAGTGCCAAATATAGTAAATATTACATATGGTAGAAAAGTTGGATATACGATAGAACAAGAACATTTTGACAAAGAAATAGAGGATATCAGTGCCACGAAGATTAGAGAAGATTCCAAATAATCTATTACATATTAAGTATGATTTAGACTATGAATATCTTGAAAAAGTAGCTTATACTTTACCAAGAAAGTTATTTTACTACAAAAAACAATTAGTAGAAGGATATCACTATGCACCTTGGGAAGATGAAGTGCTTAATGAAGTTAGAAATATATTTAATCCAAGAGGAAGATATAATTTTAAGTTTATATTCTTACAACCTTTTACTAAGTTAGACTGGCATACTGATAAGGGAACAAAATCAGCAGTCATGTGGAAATTACATGGCAAAGATAAGTTAGAGTTTAGAGATAAATCATATTATTATGATACTGCGATAGTAGATACAACTAAAGAACATAGAGTTACAGGGATAGAATCAGAAAGAGTATTATTTAAATTATCTTGTTTTGATACTTCTTACGAAGAACTAGCAGGTAATTTTGCTAAAAAGTTTATGGGTTATGAAAAAGATTGAGTTTCCAATATATGTACTATCAGAAGAGCCAGAAGAAATAGATGGCTTGGTGTTAATAGGTGACCAAGTAGTAGATGATAGGAATATGACAGGAAAAACTATTGGAATGAGAAGATTACAAACACCAATGAAAAGTATATACCCTCTCAGATATCAAGTAGATGATGAAGTGGGTATGATGAAACACAGGGGAAAACATTTTATAGATACCAATGGTATATATTGGTATGATGAAAAAACAAAGACTACACCTTTAAAATATCATAAGATAAGGAAAGTAGAAAAGAAAGAAGTTGCCGCAGTTGTATGGCTAAAAGATGTGCCATTTCCTTTTGTAGAGGCTAGACCTCCAGCAGAAGGCAACACTTGGGCAGGTGTATTATATCAAAAAGGTATTCCTTGGAAAATATGGGAATACTGTGAAGAAAAGAAAAAAGATACATGGCGAAAAATATAAGTCCGTTTTTATTAATAGTCACTATGGAAGAGTGCGGCGAGTTAGTACAAGCATGCTCTAAAGTATATAGACATCGAAATAAGAAAAGAGATAGAAAACTTTTATCAGAAGAAGTTGGAGATGTACTCGCCATGATGAATCTGTTATGTGAGGCAGGATTAGTTGACTTAGATATAGTAGAGAATAAAAGGGTAGCAAGAGAAAAGAAAATGAAGAAAAGGATGAAAAAAAGAAGGTGACAGAAAACTTTACAATAATTTACAAAGCAATAACTTGGAGATTTATTGCAACAACAATAACATTTTTAATCGCTTGGGCAATACTTGGTAAAGTAGAGTATGCCGCAGGCATAGCATGGCTAGATATGGTAGCAAAATTGTTTGCATATATGGGTCATGAAAAGGCATGGATATGGATATCGAAAAACTTAAACAAAAGTTAGAAACAAATATAGTATTAATTAAATTTGAAAGTCTCAAATCTAGGAGAGTGTATGATAGAGAGTATACTTTATGTGAGAAATACATGAGTATTCCAAAACATATTAAAAAACAAAACGGAGATAAACTTATATGTTATGATGTGGAGTTTCAGAAGTGGGAAGATTTACAAGTTGATACAATACTAGAATTTAAAGTAGTAGAATAATGTGCGGATTTGTAGTTACAACTGACATTGAAAATTGTGGCAAAATGATGGAGCGACAAAGATTTCGTGCGCCTGATGGTATGGCTATGTGGAAAAATGATAAGATAGCTATGGCACACGGTTTGCTAGATATTAGTGGCAAGAAACAATTACAACCGTATAAAACAAAAAAGAATAATTATTTAGTATTTAATGGAGAAATGTATGATACAAACATACAGAATGATACAAAATACTTAGCAGATGGCTTAGAACACTATGGATTCAAGTTTCTAGAATGGAATGATTGGCATGGTAGTTTAGCATGGTATCAACCTGAGAAGAATAAACTAATTGTATGTAGAGACCATTTTGGAGCAAAACCTTTGTGGATACATAAAAAAGGTAAGCATGTAACAGTAACAACAAGTTTGAGAAGTTTAAGCGATATGAAAGAGAATCGTGCAAATAAGAAAGGATTTATTGTTAATGCTTTACTACAGGGTAATGAAAGTCCTTATAAAGATGTAGTAAAAGTTGCTCCAGGAGAGTATGTAATATTTGATTTTAATAAAAACAAAATTATATATAAGAATCTCTGGAACAGTTTTAAAGTAAGAAGTAATCCTTTTAGTAAAGCAGATTTTAGGGCAAGACTAATAGCTAATATACAAAAGATAGCGACTAGTAGACAAAAGACAGGATTATTTCTAAGCGGAGGTTTTGACAGTACATTTGCTCTTTCAGTAGTAAAAGACATGGATTTAGATTTAACTGTTTATATCTGTGCATATGATAATAGTAGTGGACTGTATCATAATCATAATACTTTTAGACACGAAGCTAGATTAGCTGCAGAAACCTGTAAACAATGGGGTGTAAAACATAAAATAGTAGTATTACAACAAGATAAAATTTATGATTATGATAGAAGATGGCTAAATAATGCTAGATTTCCTTGGTCAGATAGAAATAGACGAGTACCAAGATACTTTTTATGCGAACAAGCAGCAAAAGATGGTTGTAAAGTGATACTTACAGGAGATAGCGCAGATGAACTATTTTCAGGATATATGCACCACCATAAGTTTTGGATAGAAAACTATTGTGAAGAAAAGTTAGAATGGTATAAAACTTGGAACTGGTGGCCAAATATAGAGTGGTCAGATACAGATAAATGGAACAATATGTTATTATCAGATTTATTGATAACTTCAGAGCAAAATATACTAGCAACAGACCAAACTTGTGGTATGTTCGGCATGGAAAGTAGACCTGTATATTTAGGTCAAAACTTTGTGCGTTACTGTTATGAGTTTGATGGTATGACAAAATTTACACAAAAGTTTGGTTGGGATACAGGCACATATAAATACTTACTAAGAGAAGTAATGGGCGATATGATTCCTGACCACATAAAAGACAGAAAAAGAAAAACTGGTTGGAGTAGTCCGTGGGATAACAACCATAAAACTTTAGCAATAGAATGGAGGAATAGAGATTGGCAGTACATGAAAGAACTAACATGAGGATAGGTTTTACTTGTGGAGCATTTGATTTACTCCATGCAGGACATATTGTAATGCTAAAAGAGGCAAAGAGTGAGTGCGACTACTTAATAGTAGGATTACAAACAGACCCAAGCATTGATAGACAAGAAAAGAATCAACCAATTCAAACTGTATATGAAAGATATATGCAGTTACAAGCAGTAAAGTATATAGATGAAATCATACCTTACGACACAGAACAAAGTCTACTAGATTTACTAGAGGCAACACCAATCCATATACGATTTGTAGGAGAGGATTGGTCAGAAAAACATTTTACTGGGAAAGGATTACATGAAATCTACTATACAAGTAGAAACCATTCTTTTTCAAGTACGAATCTAAGAAATAAAATAAATGAAAGCAGTACTAAGTAATAGAATATATCTTTCCGTTAATAAAGAACAAACTAATCAATTGGAAAGAGAACTGACTTATACTATTGCTCCACGAATACCGAGTGACCCTCCTATCGTGTTTAAAACATTTAGATTTGTTAGAGAAGGTTTAGTTTCCATACCAATGGGTAGAGAAGATTTAATCCCATCAGACTACGAGATAGTAGATAAACGAGTGGTAAATGAAATTGAACATCCTGACTTTAAGTTTGATTTACGACCAAGCCAAAAGATTGTCTATGACGAAGTGCAGGACAACGCTATAATTAACGCTTGGGTAAGTTGGGGAAAGACTTTTACAGGTTTAGCTATCGCAGCGAAGCTTGGTCAAAAGACACTTGTAGTTACTCACACGACTAACCTACGAAATCAGTGGGAAAAAGAGGTGAAAAAATGCTTTGGATATACAGCAGGGAGAGTAGGTAGCGGAATGTTCAATATTGATGCTCCTATCGTCTGCGGGAATATTCAGACTTTATACCGTCGTATGGACGATATAAAAAAGGAGTTCGGGACTCTTATACTTGACGAGATGCACCATGTCAGCAGTCCAACCTTTACCAGGATTGTGGATGAAATGCCGACCCGTTATAAGATAGGACTTACTGGAACTCTTGAAAGAAAAGACGGAAGACATGTTGTTTTCAGAGATTATTTTGGTAACAATGTAATGAAGCCGCCAAAAGAAAACTACCTTACTCCAAAAGTAGACATTCTCAAGTCAGAGATTAGATTCTTGGATGGTAGTTATACTCCTTGGGCAGAACGCATAAATCACTTAACGATGGATGCAGAGTATGTGCATGGGGTAGCAATGACCGCTGCTCGTTATGCTGCAGAAGGACATAAAGTTCTTGTTGTATCAGACCGAGTAAAGTTTTTAAAAAGTTGCGCTGCTCTAGTAGGAGATAGTGCAGTTTCTATAACAGGGGATATGGATTTTGCTGAAAGAGAAAGAACTATGCAAAAAATAAAAAATGAGAAAAAGATTTTATTTGGAACACAGTCTATATTCTCGGAAGGTATTTCTATCAATGAACTAAGTTGTCTAGTATTAGGCACACCTGTAAACAATGACCCATTGCTTACACAGTTAATTGGTAGAATAATAAGAAAGGTAGATGGAAAGAAACAACCAGTAGTTGTAGACATACATCTGAAAGGTAAAACAGCAGCCCGACAAGCAAGTGCTAGAATGGGCTACTACATGAAACAAGGATACGAGGTAAATATACTATAATGAAAAGTAAACAAATACAACTAAATATACCTGAAATGCAAAAGATGAAGTTATTTATAGCTACACCTATGTATGGTGGTATGTGTCACGGTTTATACACCAAGTCCCTTATGGATACTACAGCAGTGCTAATGAATCATGGTATTCAGTCACAAATTTATTATTTGTTTAATGAATCTTTGATTACTAGAGCAAGAAACTATTGTGTTGCAAACTTTCTCAAATCTGACGCTACTCACTTGATGTTTATTGATAGTGATATAGCTTGGAAAGCTATGGATTTGATGTTTATGATGCACAATGTTGCTGAAAGAGATGACATAAGAATAATGTGTGGACTATACCCAAAGAAAACAATCGCTTGGGAAAAAGTGCTTCATGTTGCAAAACAAGGACATGAACACATAGAAAATGACCCGACTTTACTATCTAAGGTTGCAGGAGATATGGTATTCAATCCATTACCTGAAGCATACCCAGATGGTCAAGCACCTATATTTGAACCAGTAAAAATCAAAGAGGGAGCAACAGGGTTTATGATGATTGAAAGAAAAGTGTTTGAAGAATATGCAGAAGCATATCCTGAACTAGAATATACTCCTGACCATGTTAGAGAAGGAGAGTTTAAAGCAGGAGAAACGATTCATGCTTTCTTTGATTGTATAATAAACGACCAAAACAGATATTTAAGTGAGGATTACATGTTCTCAGAATACTGTAGGAAGATAGGTATTGACATATGGGCATTACCTATGATTGAACTCTTACACTCTGGTGGTTACACTTTTGAAGGTAAGATGATTGACATGGCGTTCATGGGTGTTCATGCTACGATTGACCCTGCCCACGCAGAAAAAATCCAAAAGAAGAGTGAAGATGATAGCTCAGAAAAATAGTTCTTGACACGAACTCAAATATTTGATATAATATATGTTACTATATAACTGGGATAAAATTGTAAAAATAAGCAAAGGGAATGTTGGTGATATAATCACAATCCTTAGAATTATTACATACAAAATCCAACCGAAAAACTATTACGATAAGACTTTTAAATTTTATAAGTATCGTTTTGGTGGGAAATCATATCTGAAGAATCCGAAAGATTTGATGGAAATTGGTCGGTCATATAGTGATAAGGAAGTTGCGGAATATGCAGGTGTCGCATCATTTCGTAATTATCACAACTATGTTAATAGTAAAGACACCACATTAGACCTATTGGAATGTCCAATTTCGATAGACATAATAAAAGCAAACAGACTGCTCGATATTAAGGAAGGTCGGATTCACTTTATGTTCGAGGAGACACAACAGGAGAAATAAAAATGGCAATTGGATTCAACCAAACCAAGGGCTCAGCCCAAAAAGATAAAATCGATACTTATAACTATGCAGGTAAAGAAGACCATCATGTAAGACTTGTTGGTGATTTATTACCTAGATATGTGTATTGGATAAAAGGTGAGAATAATAAAAACATTCCTATGGAGTGTTTGTCTTTTGACAGAAATTCTGAAACCTTTAACAACAAAGAACATGACCATGTTCGAGACTTTTACCCAGACTTAAAATGCGGATGGTCTTATGCCGTTCAGTGCATAGACTACGCTGATAAATCTGTAAAAGTTCTTAATCTAAAAAGAAAATTATTCGACCAAGTTATAGTCGCCATGGAAGAGTTGGGAGACCCAACTGACCCAGTCACAGGATATGACATCCATTTCAAAAGAAAGAAGACTGGCCCACAGGTGTTTAATGTCGAATATCAATTACAAGTTCTTAAGTGCAAACCAAGAGAACTTGAAGATTGGGAAAAAGACTTAGTTGCAAATCTAAAGTCTATGGATGATGTTCTTCCAAGACCAACAGCTGACGCACAGCTAGAGTTATTGAGAAGAATTAACAATCAAGGCGATGAACCTTCTGAGGAAGTTTCAGAGGAGTTTGATGTATCATGATTGGAGTAGGAGAAGAGTTTCCTTACTTTGAATTGCAAGGTGTAGACTGTGATAATAATATGGGCACAGTATCAAGAGATGATTTTAGAAAGTGGAAAGTATTTTACTTCTACCCAAAAGATTTTACTTTTATCTGCCCAACAGAAATCGCAGGAATGGATATGTTAGTATCTGAAGCAGATGTTTGTGGATTCAGCGGAGACAATGAATTTTGTAAACTTGCTTGGAAACAAAGTAATGATATTATCCAAAACATCAACCATACTCTTGCAGCTGATTGCGGACTTTCTTTATCTGAAGAACTAGAGATAGTTAATGAGAATGAGGGAGTTTGTTACAGAGCAACTTACATAGTTGATATGGATAACATTGTTCAACATGTATCAGTTAATGCACTAGACACAGGCAGAAATGCAAGTGAAGTTCTTAGAACTTTACAGGCACTCAAAGCAGGTGGACTAACAGGTTGCGAATGGCAACCAGGAGAAGACTTCGTAGCATGATTTTATTTACAGCAGATTGGCATATTAAATTAGGACAAAAGAATGTACCTGTCCCTTGGGCATGTACTAGATATCAGATGTTCTTTGAACAAGTGCAAGAAGCTATAGATGAACACGAAGTAACTCTACATATCATTGGAGGGGACTTGTTTGACCGAGTCCCTTCAATGGATGAACTTACTTTATATTTTGATTTTGTAGCAAAACAAAAAGTAAGAACAATTATCTATGACGGAAATCACGAAGCAACTAAGAAGAATTATACATTCTTTAGTAATTTAATTCGTGCCACAAAAGATATTAACCCTCTAGTAGAAGTAATAACAGAAACTTACTATGAGGATAACTGGGCGATTCTTCCCTACGCAGACTTGCATAAAAAGAATCACATAGAAGATATTGAAGCAGATATCTTATTTACTCATGTGCGTGGAGAGATACCACCTCATGTTATACCAGAAGTAGAATTACAGAGATTTGACAAGTTCAAAACGGTTTTTGCTGGAGACTTACATGCTCACGAGAATACTCAACGAAATATTGTGTACCCAGGAAGCCCAATGACAACATCTTTTCATAGAAACCAAGTCCAAACGGGGTATCTAATTATTGATGATAACTTTGATTGGACATGGCATCAGTTTGACTTACCACAACTTATTCGTAAGACTGTGGAAGACCCAGCTGAAATGGTGCAAACAGACTTTCACCATACTATATACGAATTAGAAGGAGATGTGCAAGATTTGGCAAAAGTTAAAAACTCTGATTTACTTGATAAAAAAGTTGTAAAACGAGAGGTTGAAGCAACTTTAGACTTACATGGAGATATGACTATTTCTGATGAGTTAGGTGTGTACCTAAAAGAAATATTATCTCTTGACGATAACAAGATAAGAAATATTATGGGAGTTTTTAATGATTATTCTACAAAAACTGAAGTGGGATAATTGTTTCTCGTATGGAGCAAACAATGAGTTAGATTTATCATCTGACACACTTACACAATTAGTTGGAACTAATGGAGTTGGTAAATCCTCTATACCATTAATATTAGAGGAAGTTTTATTTAATAAGAATAGTAAAAATGTTAAAAAGGCAGACATTGCAAACAGATATGTTAATAAGGGATATGATATCTCTCTTGAATTTAGTGTCGATAACGATGCTTACTGCATTTCTGTTAGTCGTAGGTCTACACTAAAGTGTAAACTTACAAAGAACGGAGAGGACATAAGTTCTCATACCGCATCGAATACTTACAAAACTTTGGGAGAAGTTTTAGGTATAGACTTCAAAACATTCAGTCAATTAGTATATCAGAATACTAATGCGTCTTTACAATTTCTGACAGCGACAGACACAAACAGGAAAAAGTTCCTGATTGACCTATTAAAATTAGACGAATATGTATCGTTCTTTGAGACTTTCAAAGAAGCAGTACGCGTAGCTTCAAGTGATATTACTACAAGCAACGCGAAAATTGCAACAATTGAAAAATGGCTCGAGGATAATTTTTTAGAAGATACTAGACTACTTGAGAAGATGGATTTACCATTTCAGTCAGAAGAAGATGAGAAGTCTTTAAGTTCTTTACAGATAGAATTTGAAAATATCTCTCAGAAGAATAAAAATATAAATACTAATAATCATCTGAAAGAGCAGTTAAAAACAATAGACCTGCACGAAAACAAAAGATTATTAGCAGAGCATCCAGAACTTCTTGACACTTCTAGTTATCTTACAGGATTAGGGTCTTGGAAGTCAGAACAAATGCACGAGGAAAAGATGCTAGAAAAATACCAAACCCTAGCGGGTATGGAAAATGCTACTTGTCCTACTTGCGATGGAGACATTGACCAAGTTTTCGTAAGTAATATGATAAAAGAGCATGAAGAAAGAATACAACAATGTCAGAAGTTTGCAGATAAAGATAGAGAAAGACTGCAACAAATAGAGGAGCAAAATGAAATACATAGGGAAGCAACCAAAAACATCAAATCTTGGGAAGATATCTACCGCAGTATCGACAACGAACTCCCTTCACAAGTCATTAACGGAGAAGAGTTGGAAAATCAGATTCAAACGCTTCGTGAGAAGATTGCCACTACTAGGCAAGCTCTTTCGGAGGTCGTAGAAGAAAATGAACGAAGGGAACGACATAATACTAGAATTGGTATCATACAGGAACAAACTGCACAGTTTCAAGAGCAGTTGGTATCACTCGAAAATGGATTACAGAGTGCAGAAGACAAACTTACGGTACTTGAAATACTTAAAAAAGCATTTAGTACAAACGGTTTACTCGCGTACAAAATCGAATCCCTTGTCAAAGAACTAGAGATACTTACCAACGAATATCTTGCAGAGTTTAGTGACGGCAGGTTCAGTATCAATTTTGTTGTAGAAAACGACAAACTCAATGTAGAAGTATCAGATAATGGAAACATTATTGATATTCTTGCGCTTTCAAGTGGGGAACTAGCGAGAGTAAATATTGCTACTCTAGTTGCCATTAGAAAGCTAATGACTTCTATAAGTAGAAGTCAAATTAATGTTCTTTTCCTTGACGAAGTTAATCAAGCATTAGATGAACAAGGAAAAGAAAAAGTGGTTGAAGTCCTGCTGAAAGAAGAAAATCTAAATACATATTTAGTTTCTCACGGTTGGACTCACCCACTACTTGAAAAAATAGAAATAATTAAAGAAGATAATATATCATGCCTCAGCAGTTAGAGTTATTACTAAACAAACCTAAAGACGCTACTCCTGAAGAATTTGAGAAGTGGCGAAAAGAGGAACTTGATTGGTATGGAGATAGACAAATACCTTTCGTAGCTTTTATGGCTTTCGTTCAGGTATTTGTTTTCGGCTGTATGCTGGCGGCATTTTACTTAATAGGACTAGCAGTATGAAAAAACTTATTTTATTTATAGTTGATTCTTGGAGATTAGTAATGGATAATAGATATAATCCACTTAGACATATTGCCGACCCAAGTTTACAAACTTATTTTACATTAGTATTATTTGTTATGTGGAGTGTGTACTTTGGCTTTGTTGCCTCATTTTATATGGGATGGCTAGGGTATAGTACATTAACAAGTATAATTGTACACATAGCAGTAATATTACCTGTTGCATTTACAAATGCAGTATTCTTAGACGCAGAAAGAGACGGAGCCCAATGGCTTAAAAATTGGAGAGACGAGTGAAAGGATATGTTATATCAATAACAGCATTTATGATAGGAACTATAACATTTGCTTATAGTAGCCTAGATTATAAAGGATATGATAGTGCACACTCTTGCACAGGAGAGTGCTATGCAGAATATGTTAAAATACATGGCACACCTGCACAGATAGAGCAAAGAAAGAAAGCAGCCGCTGAAGGTGACCCTTTCAGTTCTATTAGAAGTCTATGGGCTGGTTGTGCAGCTTGTCACGGTAATGAAGGACAGGGTATGGCAGTATTTCCTAAACTGGCAGGACAAAGTTCTGAGTATATAATTGACAGATTAACTGTATACAAAAACAGAGGAGAGGTTGGAAGCATGAGTTCTACAATGTGGGCTCAAGCAGCTATGCTCTCAGAACAAGAAATAGAAACAATAGGAAAATTTATTGAGGAGACAATGGAATGAAAGTAGAAATCTACAGCATACCAAACTGTCCGTATTGTACAAAAGCTAAGTTCTTAGCTGACATGGCGGATGAAGTAACTGAAGTACAGTATAAAATGATGGGCAAGGATTATCTTGCTGCTGATGTTAGGGAATTATTCCCTGGTGCTCGTACATTTCCACAGATAGTGGTAGATGGCGAGAAGATTGGAGGTTACACAGAACTGGAGAAGTTGATTGGTTAATTCAAGAAGGAAAGGACATGACGCAGAATTAAAAGTCGCTGGCATGCTCCATAGACATACAGGTCTAACCTTCACGCAGACTCCAGGTAGTGGTAGTGGTAAAATTAAAGGAGACCTTTATATACCACACAAGCATAACATATTTACAATAGAAGTTAAGTTCTATCGTGATATGGCTTTTAACCATAAAATCTTCACTCAAAAAAGTAATACCTTTGTTGGGTGGTGGTCTAAACTTTGTAAACAAGCAGAACAAATGGAACAAGAACCTTTGCTTATTTTCAAAGAAAACCACTCTCAATGGTATGTGGCAACGACAAGAAAGCCACAGTACAAAAAACATATGTATATAAACTGGCTAGGGTGCTATGTTACCTTTGCCGAAAAATTTTTAGAAACCGAGGAAATAGAATTTACAAATGGCGATACAATTTACGAGCCATGGAAAGCCGATCCCGAATGGGAACTTATTGATTGTTGATGGACTCAATCTGGCTTTTCGATGGAAACATCAAGGACGCAACGACTTCGAACATGATTATGTTAGAACAGTTCAATCCTTGGCAAAGTCCTACAACTGTGGAGAGATAGTAGTCTTAGGTGACGGCGGTAGTAACTATCGTAAAGAAATCTATCCAGAGTACAAAGCAAATCGTAAAGAACGATATGCAGAACAAACTCCCGAAGAAGAACAAGAGTTTTTAGAGTTCTTAGCGGAGTTCCAAACGACCATGAATACTCTTAAGAGTAAGGGATATCTTACACTTAAGTATCAAGGCGTAGAAGCAGATGATATAGCAGCTTATATCTGTAGTCAAAGAGAAGACTTAGGTATAGATGAAATATGGTTAATATCATCAGATAAAGACTGGGATTTACTAGTCAATGATAAAGTCAGTCGTTTTTCGACTGTCACAAGAAAAGAAACAACAGTTCATAACTGGGATGAACACTATGACTTTGACCCTGAGTACTTTCTTACTTATAAGTGCTTAACAGGAGATAAAGGAGATAATGTTCCAGGAGTTGATGGAGTTGGGCCAAAGCGTGCAACTCAATTAATCGAACAGTATGGAGATGTTTTTGATATTATGGCAAGTTTGCCTATCGATGGAAGATATAAATACATTCAGAACTTAAATGAGTTTGGAAGTGATGGATTAGAAATCGGTATCAAACTTATGGATTTAACATATGATGTCGATGGCGCATTGCTAGGACATGGAGAGGAAATAACAAAATTGGTGGATAATTATGTCAGTGAAGATAGATTATAGTAGAGATGAGTTGCTTGGCGAATTTGCAATAGCAACTTTAAAAGATAGATACATGATTCCAGGTGAAACATCACCTCAGGAAGCATTTGCTCGTGCTGCAGAAACATTTGCAGATGACGATGACCATGCACAGCGTTTATATGATTATGTAAGTAAACTATGGTTTATGTTTGCAACTCCCGTACTATCTAATGGTGGTACAAGAAGAGGCTTACCAATTAGTTGTTTTCTTAATTATGTTGATGATAGTAGAGAGGGTATTACAGACCATTTTACTGAAAATGCTTTTCTAAGTAGTTTTGGTGGTGGTATCGGAGGAACTTGGAGTGATGTTCGTTCTGTAGGAACTAAGACATCGAAAGGCTCAGAGTCTACTGGAGTAATACCTTTTGTAAAAGTTGTAGATGCAGAAATGTTAGCATTTAGTCAGGGTGTGACAAGACGGGGTTCATACGCTGGGTATCTACATATGAGCCACCCCGAAATAGAGGAGTTTTTAGATGTTAGGAAACCTACTGGTGGTGACACCAATCGTAAGTGCCTTAATTTACATCATGCTGTGGTTGTTCCAGATGAGTTTATGGAACTCATTCACAGTGCTACCAAGTTTGATAATTTCGATGATAGCTGGCCTCTTATTGACCCTCATAGCGGACGAGTCACTAAAACAGTAAGTGCTAGAGCTTTGTGGGTAAAAATTCTACAGAATAGAATGGAAACAGGAGAGCCTTATCTAATGTTTGAGGATGCAGTAAATAATGATTTACCAGACTTCCAAAAACGAAAAGGATTAAAGGTACATCACAGTAATCTTTGTAGTGAAATAACTCTTGCTACAGATGAAGAAAGAACAGCAGTATGTTGTCTTTCTAGTGTGAATTTGGAATATTATGACGAGTGGAAAACTCATGGTTCATTTGTTCCTGACTTGATTCGTATGCTTGATAATGTATTAGATTCATTTATCGAGAATGCACCAAGTCAATTAGAAAAAGCTAAGTTTAGTGCTATGAGGGAGAGAAGCATTGGACTTGGAGCAATGGGATTCCATGCCTATTTACAAAAGAACAGTATACCATTTGAAAGTGGAATGGCTAATTCTGTTAATATAGAAATGTTTGATTTTATAAAGTCAAACGCAGAACAAACTACTAGACAACTTGCAGTAGAAAGAGGGGCATGTCCTGATGATGATACTGCTTCTGTGCGAAATGCTCACTTACTAGCTATCGCTCCTAATGCAAGTTCTAGTATTATTTGTGGTAATACTTCACCAAGTATTGAACCGTTTAGAGCAAATGCCTATACTCAGAAAACCAAAACAGGAAGTAATCTAGTTAAAAATAAATTCTTAGATAGACTTCTAATGCAGAAAATAGGACATTTACCAACATACGAAGAAACTTGGAAAAGTATAGTTGCAAACAAAGGAAGTGTACAACACTTAGATTTACTAGATGACTGGGAGAAAGATGTATTTAAAACAGCTGTTGAAATTAACCAATCGTGGGTAGTTGAGCATGCTGCAGTTAGACAACCTTTTATATGTCAGTCACAAAGTGTAAACTTATTCTTCCCACCAGATGTGAACAAAGGTGACTTACACAATGTTCATATGTTGGCTTGGGCAAAGAATTTAAAAACATTATATTACCTTAGGAGTGAAGCTATTAGCCGTGCTGATAATGTAACTTCTCAGGCAAAGAGAGAAATAATCTTTGAACAACAAGATTGTTTAAGTTGCGAGGGCTAAATGAATTTATTAGAAGAAAGAGAATATTATAAACCTTTTGTTTATCCTTGGGCATTTGAGTTTTACAAAAAACAACAGCAAATGCATTGGCTACCTGATGAAGTGCCACTACAAGATGACATCAAGGATTATAACCAAAAATTATCAGACGGAGAAAGAACACTTATAGATAATATATTTAAGTTCTTTACCCAAGCTGATGTTGATGTATGTTGTGGATATGCAAAGCATTATCTACCAACATTCAAACAACCTGAAGTAAGAATGATGTTAGTGAGCTATGCTGCTATGGAAGCAGTTCACCAAGAAGCATACTCTTTACTATTAGAAACTTTAGGTAAGTCAGATGATATGTATCAAGAGTTTTTTGATATACAAGCTATGTCAGAAAAGCATGAGTATCTTACTGACTTTAATATGAACAGTCCACATGAAATGGCAAAAACAATGGCAGTTTATAGTGGATTTACAGAAGGAGTACAACTATTTAGTAGTTTTGCTATACTTCTAAACTATCCTAGACATAACCTTATGAAAGGTATGGGGCAGATAGTAACATGGTCTATAAGAGACGAGTCCCTTCATGTTGAAGGACTATCAAAACTCTTTAGAACTTTTATTGCAGAAAATCCAGATATATGGACAGATAAACTAAAATATGAGATATATTGTGCAGCGGAACGCGTTGTTGAATTAGAAGATAAATTTATTGATGTTTGTTTTGATAAAGCAGACATACCTGATTTAACAGCAAGAGAAGTGAAAGAATACATAAGATACATCGCCGATAGACGATTACTCGGTCTTGGTATGAAAGCAATATTCCATAGCACTGAAAATCCGCTTCCATGGATTGATATGCAGATAAATGCGGTTGAGCATACCAACTTTTTCGAAAACCGTGCTACCGAGTATGCTAAGGCTAGTACACAAGGAAATTGGCAGGATGTTTTTAAATGAGTTCAGAAACTATAACTATAGATGAGAAAGAATATCTTATCGAAAACATGGACAATGAGCAAAGGTCTTTAGTACAAGCAGTTAAATTTTGTGATGTTAAAACAATAGAACTTCAGAATGAACTTGCCGCTGTAAAGACTGCTCGACAAGCCTATGTAAATGATTTAGGAGAAAGACTTAAGTCATGATAATTTACATTGGGTATGATTCAAAACAACATGAGGCGTATGAGGTGTGTAAAGCATCTATAGAAAGATACACTCGTAGACATGATATCAGACCTCTTGTAAAAGAAGAATTAGAAAGAGAAGGATTATACTGGAGACCGTACCAAAATGAAAGCACAGAGTTTGCTTTTACACGGTTTCTAGTTCCTTATCTTTCAATGTACCAAGGGTGTGCGTTATTTTGTGATAGTGATTTTATGTGGAAATGTGACCCACAAGAAATAGTAGAAGTTACAGATACAGACCACGATGTATATTGTGTAAAACACCCACAGTTTTTAGTACCAGATATAAAGATGAATAATAAAATAAATCTTGCTTATCCTAAAAAATATTGGTCATCTCTAATGTGGTTTAATAATATTGATTGTCAAACACTTACTTTAGAGTATGTAAATCATGCACCTGCGAGTGATTTACATGAAATGGAATGGGCAGAATCAATCGGCGACATTCCCGCAGAATACAATGCTATGGTTAATTATTATGACTTCAAGAGTCCAAAAGCAGTCCATTTCACCGATGGCGGACCATGGCACAATATCCACGATAACATACTATATTCAAACGAATGGAAACAAATTTACAAAAAGTTACAGAAGGAAAAAGATTAATATTAGTAGGAAACTCAGTTGAGATTCTACAATATCAATATGGAGATTACATAGAATCTTTTGATACTATTGTTCGTTTTGGAAGAGGTATGCCTTACGATTATAAAGCAAGTTTAGGTAAGAGAACAGATATATGGGTTACAGGATTTCTTCGTGTAAACTGTAGAAAGTTTTTTAACTGTGTTAATTTATTAAATCGTAGTCGTATTCATATGGACAAACCACCTAGAGAAAAGATACCTGAAGATTTTGAGTATATTGATATGTTCTCAGATGAAGAGATTATAGATATTCATGAGACTTTAGGAGTGATTCCCAATGAGCCAGTTGGCTGGAGACCTTCACAAGGATTTGTTGCAATATTATTCTTTTTAAGAAAATGTAACTGTAAGAGTATTACTTTGATAGGTTTTGATTTCTTTTCTAAGAAGTTACCTTTTAAAACAGGGAAAAACAATCCGACTAGTTGGCATATGCCAGTTAGTAGTCAAAAGATTGAGATTCATTCTAAAAAGGAAAAAGAGCTTGTACTTGAAATGCGAGATAGGGGATTACTAGAGTGGAAAATCTTGTCAGACCTAAAAGAAGAAATATTATAATTTACCTAACTTAAATCCAGTTTGTAATAACTTTCCAAGAGTAGCTTTCTGTTTATTCGCTTTTTGCAACAACCTTTCATTCAATCTTGCATTTCTCCATTGCATAGGTATTTTATCAATTAAACGAGTATAACAATCCCAAGGCATGCCTAACTGAACACTTATAGGAGTAAGTGTATAATCTCTCATTGCCCACTTATGTTGAACACTAAGCATATAACCTTTTCTAAGCATATTATTATAATCTGCTACTTCTTTTAATCCTAAACAATCTTTCTCAATTAAGTCATCAGTTGTACCATTCATATATAGTGGCATTTTACTGTGCTTAAATAACATTAAATTTTTCATTAGAGCAAGATTAGTACAAGCGTCTATTCTTGCGTCAAGGTTATAGAAATCTCTAGGTAAGTCATTGGCAGGCATAAATAAATCTTCATCTTTGAAATTCTTTAATACATCCCAATTTAGAACTATCATCTCTGGGTCTAATTGATTTGCAGCGTTTTCAATTGTTGGAACGCCTATTCTTCCATAGAAAGTTTTATAATTTGGGTGGTCTTTAAATCTATGCTTGTGCGAAATAAATGATAAACTTTTCATGAAAAAACTTTCCTCAGGTATATTACCTTGAACAATTTCTCTTAGAAAAATTTTATTTCCATTTGCTACCAATATTCTTTTGTTAGAACTTGGTATTTTATCTTTCCACCAATTTTTGTAGTGGCATAACATTTTTGCTGAGTTTTCTGTTCTCCACCAACTTTGATAAATTTTTACTTCATCAAAATTAGCAATAACCCAATCTATAGGCGCGTCTGCCCAGTCATCTTCATGCACATAGAGATGTAGTCTAAAATCTCTAGACTTATCGAGCAAAGACGCAAGAGTAAACATACTCCAGTCTTTTTTGTATTCGTGTAATATCTCTATCATAATTTTATTTCATATTCCCAAAAGTTTGCTAGATACCTTTCTAGTCTTTCGTCTGCGTCCTCATCAAAGTTAAATATTATCCCTGAATTTTTTGCTGAGAACAATTTTAGTATTGTTTCTTTTGCATTTGTGCCAGCTACTGCATCATAAAAACTTTCATAGGTAAGTAATCTTTTCTCTCTCCTCTTTACAGGGTGAGAAACCATTTGTACTTTCTTACCTAGTAGAAAAGCTGTGATACCCATTTCACTATTTTGTGCAGTACCTATTTCACTAGCATTTAAAAGAAGTTCATGACCACCTTCTTTCTTTCCTAAAACTTTATCATCTCCGTATCTTGCTTTTAGTTCTGCAATAAAAATAGGAGCAGTTATAGGATGTGGTTTTATTATATATCCTTCTTTAATTAATTTATCACATCTTTGAATGTCTATACAGTCAGTTTTGCATAATAAGTTGCTTCCTGGTAAAAATATTACTTTTTCATAAAATTTGTTACTAGGATGTAGATAATATTTGTTCTGCAAATTATCCATCACTTTGGCAACTCTTTCCTCGTCTATCTTTATGTCGGAATTAACAATTGCCTTGAACAGTTTATTATTAATCTTTATGGAAGGAACTCGAAAGTATAATCCCTTTCCCATAAAATCTGTGTAGAGCCATTTTCGTATGGTATAGTTCTCGTTTGTGTTAAACCATATGTCATACTCAAATGGTAAACCTCTGTGAGATTTTGGCAGAAGTTTCTTACCAAATTCATTTAATTTTAATAAATCTCCAGAAGGTCTAAAGGCAGAACCTGACTTCATCCAGTGAGTGACAATATCACCTACTTCTTCGTTAATGCTGAGAGCTTCTAATTTATTTTTCGGCTTTACCATTCTGCAGCTCGAAGATGACTTGTTCCATCTTTCTCATTCTATGTTCGTTTTCTTCTATTACATCATAAATTGCAGTAAGCATAGATTCCATTTTTCTATTTACATACGCTGGTGTAATATCTTTATCTTTTTCAAATTTATCCATTAGCTAGATTCACTCCATTGTGAGCCATCCCAGTAAGAGAATCCATAATCTTCTAGGCTTGACACTTCTGTATCAAATAGAGTTCCTGCTGAGCTGGCGGTTGTTCTTTCAAATACTGTTGTACTTGTATCAAATGTTGTTGTTGTCAAGTGGTCAGTATTCTTACTTGTCTCGGTAGCCTTAGTGGTATTAAATGTTGTAGTTGTAGTTGTACCCCTAGAGCTAGATGTACTTTGAGTTGTCTCAAAAGTTGTTGTTGTATTAAAGGCAGTTGTTGTACTCTTAGTTGTATTATAAGTTGTAGTTGTACTTCTACTTGAAGCAGTACTTCTAGAACTTGCTGTACTTTGTGAAGTATCAAATGCTGTAGTCGTTGTTCTACTGGATGCTGTACTTCTACTTGTAGCTGTGCCTTGTGTAGTATTATATACTGTTGTAGTAGATTTGGAAGTTGCTGTTCCTCTACTTGTAGCTGTTGCTTGAGTAGTATCAAATACTGTAGTTGTAGTTCTACTTGTTCCTGTGCTTCGTGAGCTTGCTCTTGAAGTCGCAAAAGAAGTTTCGTAGTTTGTTGACTGAGAAGTGTTTGTACTTCTGCTTGTATTTGTACTAAATGTTGTTGTATACGAAGTAGTCTGTGAAGTATTTGTACTTCTACTTGTATTAGTAGTCTGGCTAGTATTATATGTTGTACTCTGAGAAGTGTTTGTACTTCTGCTTGTATTTGTTGCCTGTGAAGTATTATAAGAAGTACTTTGTGAAGTGTTTGTACTTCTTGCAGTATTTGTGGCAAATGTTGTAGTATAACTTGTAGATTGCGATGTATTTGTACTTCTACTTGTATTTGTAGCAAATGTAGTTGTATAAGAAGTTGACTGGGATGTATTTGTGCTTCTTGAAGTATTTGTTGCAAATGAAGTTGTTCTACTTGTACCTCTTGTAGTATTATTTGTAAATCCTGTTGAGTTAGTAAACGCTGTGTTTCTACTTGTATTAGTATTTCTAGAAGTGTTATTTGTAAATCCTGTTGCATTAGTAAACGCAGTATTTCTTGATGTGTTTGTAGCAAAAGATGTAGAGTTAGTAAATGAAGTTGTTGTGTTATCAAACTCAGTACCACCTGCTTCTGGGTCAAAACTATATGCTGTTGCAGTTGCCCTAGAAGTGTTTGTATTTCTAGAAGTATTGTTTGTAAATGCTGTACCTCTACTTGTATTAGTATTTCTTGCTGTATTTGTCGCAAAAGATGTAGAATTAGTAAATGCTGTACCTCTACTTGTATTAGTGTTTCTTGCTGTGTTTGTTGCAAATGTAGTACTATAAGCTGTTGACTGTGAAGTATTATCTACATACGCAGTAGTAGTAGCAAATGTAGTTGTTCTACTTGTGGCTTGACCTGTATTATCTACATATGCGGTTGTTGTCGCAAATGTAGTTGTTCTAGTTGTTGCCTGTCCTGTATTATCCACATATGCAGTACTAGTAGCAAATACTGTATCTCTTGTAGTAGCAAAACTTGTATTATCAACATATGCTGTATCAGTAGCGAATACTGTGTCTCTTGAAGTTTCAAAAGTTGTAGTATCTTCGTATGCTGTAGTTGTAGCAAATGTTGTAGTTCTAGTAGTACTTTGACCTGTATTATCTACATATGCAGTATCGGTTGCGAAAGTTGTAGTTCTACTTGTACTAATTGTTGTATCGTATGTTGTAGTATACGCGGTTGTTGTATCGTATGCAGTTGTAGTACTCTTATCTGTTTCAAAAGCAGTAGTAGTTTCGTATGCAGTTGTAGTAGTAAAAGTAGTTGTAGTCGATTTACTAGTTTCAAAAGTAGTCGTAGTAGTATACGCTGTTGTAGTTGTAAACGCTGTAGTTGTACCTTGTGTTGTTGTAAAGGTAGTAGTTGTAGTGTACGCTGTTGTAGTCGTAAACGCTGTAGTTGTAGTTGTATTTGTTTCAAAAGTTGTAGTTGTACTTCTAGAACTTCCTGTACTTCTATTAGTATTGAAAGTTGTAGTTGTATCAAATACAGTTGTTGTTACTGTACTTCTATTAGTATCAAAAGTTGTAGTTGTATTAAATGTTGTTAACTGTAGTCCAGAAATCGTAATAGTTGAAGTCGCAGTATCTCTACTGGTTGTATGTGTAATAGTGAACGGGCCTTCAAGAGACCCGCCGTCATTTACATAAACTTCATTGATTCTTCTGACCGTACCACTATCGTTGATTGCCAGAAAGGAAATCTCTCGAAGTGTTCCGCTGTCGTTAACATATATTGCCATTTATTAACTCGAGTATATGAACCATATATGACCACTAGCTGTAGACTCAGTGCTTGTTGGAGCATTTGTTCTAATGGTATATGGTAGTCTTGCACTTGCTACAGTACCTGATGTTATCTTATCGCCGCTAATAGTTATATTTTGAGCAGCTCCACTCGCGTTAAATTTTTCACTTCCATCTACTGACAGTCCAGCGTCTTCGATGTTAAAATTTAATTTAGTTCCCATTTTATACCTCTATTGTTGTTCTTATAAACTTATAAGCCATTGTATCACCACTTGCTGGTGTTACTCTTAATCTTACATTACCACTATTTATATCTGCATCAAATGTTGCTTGAGCACCATTGTCAAATATAGAAGCGTATTGTGTTAAATAAACTGTAGACCCATCATGGAATAAAACTATTTCCAATGCTTGATAGTCTGAATCTGTTGTGTTTTTTACCTGAATCAAATATTTAGCAGTTCTGAATACACTTGCACTAAATGAATCTAGTGTAAATACTGCTGTACTTGATGAACTACTTGAACCAACATCCATACCAGCTACTTCGTCTATGTGAAGTTTTTGTGGTGGGTTTGTATCTTGAATACCTAATACACCAGCTGCATTTGTTATATCACCAGTTCCATTACCAAGTGTTGTTGTTCCCTGTGTATTTACATTACCTGAGAAAGTAACTGTACCTGACATTGTTTTACCAGATAGACCTGCACTTGATAATTGTGTAGCTGTTACAGAGTTATTTGCAATCTCACTTGAACCAACAGCATTTGCTTGTATTTTTGCGGCTGTTATAGAGTTACCTGCTAATTGTGCAGTATTAACCTGTGCGTCATCAATATGCTTAGTAAGAATACTATTCTGTGCTATCTTTGTGCCATCTACTGCGTTGTCTGCAATATTGCCTGTTGCTATAGTATTCGCTGCTATCTTAGCTGATGTTACTGCATCGTCAGCGATATCTCCCGTTGCGATTGTTCCATCTAGTATCTGGTCAGTAGTAATTTGACTATCATCAATATGTCTTGTTAAAATACTATTTGATGCAATCTTTGTGCCGTCTATAGCATTATCTGCTACTTTACCTGTTGTTATAGTATTGTTTGCTATTTTTGCAGCTGTTACTTGTAAGTTACCTAAATGTATAGTATCAATACTACCACTTACTAATTCACTAGAATCTACAGAGTTTGCTGCTATTTTAGCTGATGTAACTGCGTTATCTGCTACTGCACTTGCTGTACCAGTAAGGTTACCTGTAACATTACCTTCAATATTTGCTAGTAATGTTCCAGTTGTAATTGTTAAATCACCTGTTGAAGCACCAGTAAATGTACCAGTACCCATTCTAAACTTGTCTTCACTTTCGTCAAATCCGATAAAGATATTATTTGAACTTCCTCTTTCACCGACAATACCTATGTCTCCTGATGGAGAACCTGATGTGCCATTTGCAAGTTCGATTAACTTATCTGCAATAACTGTGTTTGTTGATGCCGCAGTAGTAGTTGTACCGTTAACTGTTAAGTTACCTGATAGTGTGACATTACCTGTGAATGTTTGACCACCAAGTGCATCTGATTTTAATTCAGAGGCAGATATTGCATTAGCCGCTACTTTAGCTGCTGTTATAGCATTATCGGCTATCTTTGCTGTTGTTACATTTGAATCCGCAATATGTACTGTATCAATACTACCATCAGTATAATGCTCTGAATTTATAGCATTATCAGGTATCTTTGCAGATGTTACTGAATCAGCGGCTAAGTGTATAGTATCAATACTACCTGTAACTAATTCTGCTGAATCAACTGAGTTTGCTGCTAATAAATCTGCAGTAATTAACCCACTTGCGATATGTGTAACTCCAATAGAGTTTGATGCTATTTCTGAAGCACCTACGACATTTTCTGCTATTTTAGCGGCTGTGATAGCGTTTGCGGCTATCTTTGCTGTTGTAACTTGTAATGCTCCAATGTGAGAAGTATCTATACTTCCATCTACTAATTCACTAGAGTCTACGGAGTTTGCACCCATTAAGTCTGCTGTTATTGTTCCACTCGGAATTTGTGTAGCTGTTACTGAATTTTGTGCCAACTCGCTTGATGTAACAGAGTTTGCTGCTATCTGCCCTGCTGTTACTGAATTTAATGCTAATTCTGATGTAGTAATATTATTAGCAGCTATTTTTGCTGATGTAACTGCTCCAGTTGATAAATGAATAGTATCAATACTACCTGATACAAGTTCGCTGGAGTCTATTGAGTTTTCTGCTATAGCTGCCGAATCTATAGAGTTATCTGCTACTCCTGTTACTGCTGAGGACTGTAGTTGAGCTGCTGCAATGGCATTGGTTGCTATTTCTGATACTCCGACAGAATTAGCAGAAAGTTCTGAAGAACCTACTGAATTGGCTGCTATAGCTGCTGCGGTTACGGCATTACCGACTATCTCTGTTGCCCCTACTGAGTTAGCTTCTAGTACAGAAACTAACGCATTTTGTTTACCTATAAGTGCCATCTTATGTTTGCTCCAAATATGAAAGTACTACATCAATGCTACTAAGAACATTACTCTGAACTTTAATAGCATCGCCTGCTTCTAGTACTACCTTTGCATCTCCCCCTATCGCAGCAATCGTAGAGTCACTAGCTATTGGTGTGCTCTTTAAAATATTTATGTGCGTAGAAGAACTTGAATCAAAAAACTGTAAGTCTGCCTCAATAGCACCACCACTCTGGTTACAGAGATAACAACCAATAATAGTTGAGGTTGTACTACTTGGGCAAGTATATACAGTGACTAGTGATGTTCCTACATCCGCCGCTGTTGCTGATTTAAATGTTGATGCCATAATTTTATCCTAATGCGATTGCAAATGCTAATACATCTGCTTCGGTTGCTCCTGGTGTAACCTTGTTAGCTACTTCTACTATCGAACCGTTAGCAGCTTTTGTAAATATCTTTCCGTCATTTACATTCATTGCAATCTCGTGTGTTGCTAAATCAGAACCAGAGGGTGTTGACCCTGCTGTTTCTGACCTTTTTACTTTAATCACTTGAGCCATATTAGAATGTTCCTCCGTCTAATGTGTTGCTCCATGTTACTGTTCCGTTCGCACCAACTTGTAGTACTTGTCCTACTGAGTTAGTGGAATCGTATGTTCCTATTGCTAAAGTGGTAAATTGATTTCCACCATTTGCTCCAAATACTAAATCACCTTCTGATATAGCATTATCTAATCCTTTAATTTGTAAAGTATCAGAAACTATTTCTAAAGAAGTATTATCTACATTTACTGATAAAGTATTACCAGATTTGGCAAGACCTGATCCTGCTGTAACCTGACCAGCTCCTGAGAACTGTGTGAATACTAAATTATCTGTACCAAGTGTTGCTCCACCTGTTACTGATGTTAGTACAAAAGCGTTATCTGCGTTTACAGAACCTGCTTCTACAAATGTGAATAAACCACCTGTAACATCTGCTGTACTATCAGCGTCAGTTGTTCTTGTAAGAACTGCGGCATTTGAACCGTCACCGACTGTTGTTACAGAGTATATACCATTTTGTGTGCTTGTTGTTTGGTCTTTGACAAGTACCCTTTGTCCTGAAGTTAGTGAAACTCCGTCAATAGATATTGCACCATTTGAATCTGCTGTAAGTGTGCCTGCTCCATTGTTGTAAGAAGAAGCAAAGTTAGATACAGTAGCAACTACTACTGAATCTTTAATATCTAGTGCTTGTTTTACACTATCTACATAACCTTTGTTTGCAGCATCAGTTGTTGCTGTTGGAGTGCCTACATTTTGTACTCTGTTAGCACCCATATTAACAGTCTGAGAACCTGCTACTGTGAAACCACCATCAAAGTCTGCTGATGGAGTAAAGGTTGGTGTACCTGTAATTGTTATTGTGTCAGAGCCTGCATTACCTAAAGTTACATTTCCATTTAAGGTTGCTGCTCCTGAAACTGTTAAACTTGATGACATAGTAGCCGCATTGGTAACAGAAAGTGTACCAGCGATAGCTGTATTACCTTCTCCTGCGTTTACTGTAAATTTATTAGTGTTTACAGATAAGTTTCCTACACTATTTGTTGTGCCAGAAATATCTACTGCGCCATTGATATCAATAGTTGTACCATTGATTTCTATTTCAGAGTCAGATACTAAGTCTAATACTCCATCTGCTGATTGATGAATGTATGTTCCTGAATCTCCGAATTGTAATTGTCTTGTTGAATTAAGTAGTAAACCTGTATCAGCTACATGTGTTAGGCTTACATCTTTGTCTGCTCCAAAATTAAGAACTGCCGCATCTGATAATAGTGAGACATCATCAGCCATTTCAATATCTTGACCGATAACAACTTTTTCTCCACTATTTGTAGTAGTGCATTTGATATATGAATTTCCGCCTTCATTGATATCAAGAGCAGATGCTTGGTTGTCTATAATTGTTAAAGAGGTTGCTTGATTATCTAAATCTAAAGTACCGCCATGTGCTAAGACTAGATTACCAGCTGCTGAAATTGTTAATGCTCCTGAGCTTGTTGAAATTGTGTCTGATGAGCCAGTAACTACTAAGTTACCAGATTTCAGTTGGTCAATCTTACTAGAGGAATCAACAATAATTGCTGAACTTGCTGTAAGTGTACCAGCTGTATGGTCGAGCATATTTACATATAAATCTCCACCTATTGTTGTAACTGTTCCATCACTTGGAGCTCCTACAAATAGTTTCTGTGAATTACTTGAATAAGCTAATTCACCAGCACTAAGCGAACCAGGAGCGGCGGAACTACTACTTCTTTTAATTTTTATGGTTTGTGCCATGATTGTTTCCTATCGAGCTAAAAGCTCCCTGCGTCTACCGTGTCTGAGTCTGATGAACTGTTGCCTATCATTATAGGTACGAATTCAAATGTTCCCGTTGAGGTTTCACGGTAAATCTTTAACTGATTATCATCAGTATCATAAAATAAATCGCCCTCTGCTAAATTAGTTGTATTAGCAGTAGGTGCTTCCGTTGCCACAAAGAAATTATTGGCTAAATAATTTAATGCGTCTTGAACATTATTATCTGCGTTATCATCACTAAACCGTGATACGGCTGAAGTGAAAGTCACACCTCCAGCGTCAGAAGCGGCGCCTCCAACAGCTGACGATATTGTAAGAGTTGTTGTGTTACTGGTCGCATTAATTGATGTTGTATTAGGAGTTATAATTAATTTGGTAGCCATTATCTTGTAACTTCTTGTGTGACTCTTGCAACGCCTTGAATTAGTCTTGTTACAGTACTTGAGCCTGTATTAACTAATTCTAAATCATAATAATATTTTCCAGCAGATATATTAGCAGTGGTAGCATTTGATAAGTCCATTTTCAGGATACCATTTGCGCTATCTGTTATACTGCAAGTGAAATCTGCTGTTTTTGTATTTGAACTAGGAGTTGGGCGCAGTTGTGCTCGTGCTGAGTGTGTACTTAAGTTCACATTCGCACTATTCTGTTCTATCTGTATTTGTATTGAGAAATCAGACCCTTGGTCGATTACAATATCATAAGTTCCTGCTGCCATATTTATACTCCTATATGCTAAATTATATCAAAAACTTGAGGTGATGTCAAGAACTATTTTTGAGAGCATACTATTCAACCTATAGATAAAAGTTAATCTGTAGTCTGAGTCGGGTCTACTTCCGCCCACCCATAAAGTTGCCAAGTAAGAAATCCATCCATGTCTTCATTTGATACCCCATCACAAAACCAATCAATCATGTTCTGATTTGTTATACTTGAAACTTCTATAAAACTACTATTTAATGTTTCTGCAGATTTCCACTTGTGATAATTTAATGCTCTTTCTTCTTCTAATGTTATAGTTTTGGTATCGTCTGCTTGGTCTACCGCATCTATTCTTATAGTTACACTTGATATAATTTGTGTATCATCACTTTCTGATTTATTAACATACTTTGCTGAAACATATGTAAAGGTTTTATTAAAATTATGTACTGCCATTATTAACTCTCACTAAATCTGTAAAATGCATATTCGCATCTTGTTAAATATCTATTATTACCATCCCCTTGAGCATTGAGATATAAATTTGTTGTAGTTGAATTTGAACTTGTTTTTCTAAAACTAAAACTTATCTGTGCTATCGCATATGTCTGGTTAAATCTATCTACTCTTGACCAATACTTACTTGCTCCAGAAGCATATTGAACAAATCCATTACCTGTATTTGCAATAGGTAATTGAGTAGAATGACCATTTAGAGTTCCTGAATCATACTCCTGATTACTTTTTAATTGTCCAAATGATGTTCCAAATGTAGAATCTGAAACTGCAACTTCTAAAGTTTTTACTTGTCCACTGCCTCCAAAGACTCTTACATATCCTGTGTATATTCCTGGTTCAGTTCCAATTGACCCTACTTGTTTTACTCTCATGGTATCATTATTCCAAGCTCCTATTGAAAAGCCTGAAACTGAATTATGAACTACGGGTAAAACTAAATTATCTACATCTATTCTAGCTGCTGATAGTGTACCTGTGCTAATAGTATTAGCATTGATACTTGAAATCTGAGCTGCTCCAACAGCACCTGTTGCTATTGTTAGAGTAGTAATCTGATTAGCTGCAATAGTAGCTGTAGTAATATTATTAGCTTTTATTTTTGCTGTTGTAATAGCATTAGCTGCTATCTCGGAACTTCCAATATTACCTGCGGCTATCTTTGCTGTTGTAATAGCATTAGCTGCTATTTGTGCATTACTTATTGTTCCTGATAATTTATTTGTACCGACTGCTGTAATATGAACATTGTCTATACTTCCTGATTTTACTTCTGCTGTATCAATCGAGTTTGCCGCTATTTTAGCTGCTGTAATAGCGTTTGCAGCTATCTGCGCGCTACTAATTGTTCCTGATAGTTTGTCTGTGCCTACTGCACTGATATGAACATTATCTATACTTCCTGAAACTATTTCTGCTGTATCTATTGAGTTTGCTGCTATTTTAGCTGCTGTAATAGAGTTTGCTGCTATATGGTCTCCATTGACAGAACCGTTTTGAATAACAATACTATTTACAGAGTTTGCTGATATTTGATTATTATTAATTGAGTTTGCTGCTATGAGAACTGCATTTACAGAGTTTGCTACTATTTCAGAAGTGTTAATTTGATTTGCTGCAATAAGAGCTGCTGTAATACTATTAGAAGCTATCATGCTAGTATCAATAGTATTTGCTGCTACTATTCTAGAATCATTGATAGCATTATCTGCTAACTTAGCTCCAGATATAATAGCATTACCTAGTTTACTTGCGGCATCAATAGCACCATCTGCTATGATAATACCATTTACAGAATTTATCGCAATTTGACTTGAACCTACAGCGTTACCCGAAATGATTGTACCATTTACAGAGTTTGCTGTTATTTCTGAAGTGCCTATTGAGTTTGCTTGTATTTCTGCTGCAGCAATTGAGTTTGCGGCTATCTGTACAGCTCCAATAGCATTTGAAGCTATCTCAACAGCTGTAATTGAATTTGCTCCTACAGTTACTTCTGCAATAGCATTTGCTGAAAGTTCTGCTGATGTAATTGAGTTTGCAGCTAACTGAGCAGAG